CGACGCTGCCACCGGTGTTGACCACCTTCAGCGTGTTGCCGATGTCGTTGGTGATCTTGCCGCCGATCGACGTGCCCAGGCCTTCGTAGAAGCCCCCGACACCTCCGGTGCAGAACTTCAGGTTGGTGGGCGGCGCCGCATACGCCAGACAGGATGCGATGGACAACACGGCGCTCAGGAGCAGCGCTTTCCAGCGATGTGACATGATGTGCTTCATACAGTGTTTCCTTTCTGTGGGTTGAGTTGTTCGTAGCGTTTCTGGATCGCCCTTCCGAACTAGCGGTAATACGGGTCCGTGAGGTCGGTGGGGTTCTCCATGATGTGGTCAAGCAGTTGTTCCTTGGTCATCTGCACGATCTTCGCCACATATTCTTCGTCGGTCATGCTGCACCTTTGTCGATAGTTGGCGAGATTACTGCTGATTGAGACGGGCTACAAACGCTTTCGCGGCTTTCAGATACTCGAAAAATAACCCCAGCCACCTTTTAGGTACGTAGTCACTGACCTTTACCTGATACCGCCCATCCTTCTTGAAGATCTTCGGCCGGTAATCCGGAGGGATGCCCTCGCCGCGGTGCCAAGCGCACTTCTTCCACATGCGCAGATCCTCTTCGTCGGCCAGTCCCTGTATCCTGTCTTGCGAGACGTAGTAGCTGCCGCCCATACAGTGATCGCCGTGCCACCCGCCAGCGTGAGGTCCTGAGAGCTTTACCAGCGCCGTGCTGCCGCCGCTGTAACGGACGATATCGCCCTTTTTATAGGCTGCCATTACCTGCTCCCCCGACGATAAAAATCTTCCCGTCCAGAAGCGTCTGCCCTATCAGCTCCCCTTCGTGCAATACGGGCACCGCCGTGGGTTTGGACGGATAACCGTCGGTTTGGACATAGTCCACCTCCCGGACTTCCTCCTTCCCGTTGACGAGTACCTTCATCTTGTTCGAGGGGAGGTCTTCTTCCTCAACCAGCTCGAGGGTTTCAATAGCCTCGACTGTGTGGACAGGGGAGTCTTCGAACTGCCAGTCAGACGCCCGGGTAGACGCTTTGGTCTGCGCCATGGCTTCAGCCTGCTCGGCGTTCTCGGCCTCTACCTCTACCTCGGTGAACATGTCGGCGCGGCCGATCAGGGTGACGCTGAACTTTGGCATGCTGCCTGCCTTCTGGCTGTGAGCCAGTTGAAGATCCGCCGCAACAAATAGCTGCGGATCATGCTGACGATGGTGAAGATCGCGACGATTGCCATGTTGCTGTGCAGCGGTAGGTCATACCCGAACATCGGGAAGACCACCATCTGCACCGCCACTGACAACCAGAACCCGACCAACATGTTGATGGTGGTTTCGGCCAGGCTACCGAGGCGGCTCTGGCTCATTCCGTCTCCTTGAGGGTCAACTGCCGGATCTCTTCGATCAAGGCCGGGTGGGCATAGTAGGTGCCGTCAATCACCACGACCTGGCGGCTTGGCACCTCTATGGATTTGAACTTGGTCTTCTTCATCGGCTGCCAGGGCAGGGTTAAAAGGCGCTCCTTCCAGGAGCGGGGTTCTTCGACCAGCTTACCCTCGGTCATGTTAGGGTCGGCCACGAAGCGGTTGCCGTTGATGATACTGCCCAGGGCGGCGTAGGGCATGGGATCAGGGATGAGGGCCATCACGCCTCCTTGTACTTGGATTTGAGGCGCTCCGGGATCGGTACACCCGGGTAACGCCAGAGTTTCTTGGGTGGGCGGGCGCTGTACCCGCCGTAATAAGAGGGCATCAGCGCGTCTCCCCTGCCCGGTCGATCAGGCGCTGAAGGGCCTTGACCGATGCCATGCCTTCGACGCCTGGGATCCGCTCGCTGAGGTCACGCAGGGCTCGAGTAGCGGCCTGGGCCAGGTCGACGCAGGCGTCTTCCGGGTCGCTGAGGTCTACGTCGCTGCCGCCCACCTCGAACTTGCAGGCCGTATCAGGCTCCCCGCGGAAGATCCGCTCCTGGAAGTAGGTCTCGGCGACATGCTGGGCAATCTCGCGAGGCGACATGCGTTTGTCGACCTCGACGTCGACTTCCCATTTCACACGTACTGTTTCGGTATCCATCATTCCTCCTCGAGGAGAGCGATCGCCTCGTTCAAGTCGTCACGCAGTTGTTTGATAGCAGGCAGGCTGAATAGCAGTGGCGGCTGTCTCGGCCGATCTTTTACACGGACGACTGCTGACTTCTGCCTGGGTAAATCAGCACACACGGATCACCCATGTGGTTGGCCACCACCTCAGCATTCCGCGGTGTGACCGGGGCGCTGTTTATGATTTGGCTGTGGCCCTTCATCACTCCTCCTCAGGCTCGTCGTTGACGTCCTGGACACGCAGCCCGCGGGCTTCCATGTAGTTGGCGATGTTCTGGCAGCTGTCGGCGTCCCACACGGCGGCGTCCAGCTCACCGTGGATATGGGTCAGCAGCTCCAGGTACTCGGCGATCCGCAGCATCTGGCTATGGCTGGCCTTCACCGTGGCGCCGGGCTTCTGTGACTGGATCAGCAGGTTGGCCAGGTATCCAGGCTGCATGGAGGCCGAGGTGGCCTCCTCGCGGCTGTTGTAGAGCATATGAACGTCGCTGTGCTCCTGACAAGTCGCTACAACTTGCTGCGTTAAATCGTTGATGTAGTAGCGCATTTCCTTTCCTCCAGGCGCCGAAGTTTCTCGGCGCGACGATGACGTTTGGCCACGGCCGCATTGTGGCGCCGGGCACTCTCGAAGCTGTCACACTCGCTGTTCGAAGTGCTGTGCCTCGGCGGCGTAGGCACTGGGTTGTTGGTGTCCAGGGTGTCCGGAAACAACCTGAATGGGCGGATCGCCATTGCCCCTGCTATCACCAGCAGGCTCTTTATATTTCGGTTCATTACCGGTCCTCCTTAGCGATCCAGTCAACCAGCATGGCGTAGGCCATGCATTCCCGAGGGAACACGTTGCTGCCGAAGGAGCGGATCGACCACTCCTCTTCCATCAGCATCGCCTTGCCGATCAGCCGGGAGAATTCCCGGTGCAGCTCGGCGCTGATGTGGGTGGGGTTGGTCCGCCGGTGCTCGCGGTTATTGAAGGCGTCGTGCGCCTCCTTCCAGCTGTTGAGCGTAGCGTCGGCAATTGGGTAGCACAGGTTCAGCATCTTGGCATCGGCGTAGGCCGGCCATTGGCCGGGGGCTACGACGTTGTGACGCAGTTCAGTCAGGTACATTGACGGGCTCCCAGGTGAAACAGCCGGTGGATTCGATGGCGGCCTTGAAGTCCGCCACCATCTTGGGCAGTCGCTCCTCCAGCAAGGCTGTCAGCTCGTCCTTGGGCAGGCTGAGCTGTTCGTCGGTGGCGTCAGGCCAGATGCCGCAGGAGCGGGCGGCGTCGAAGTCGCGCTCTTTGCCGTCGGCATAGCCGGTGACGATCTTGATCACCTTGATGCTGCCCTCGTACTTCAGGAGCGCCGCGCTGAATTCTGCGGCTTCGGCCCTGCTGTCGAATGGTGCCTTGTACCAGTCGTCGGTCCAGTCGTCGAAGCTGTACTTGGGCGAGAACTTGTAATCGGTGCTGCCCGGCCGGGGTACATAGGGTACCTCGACCACATCGAAGTTCTTGCGCTGTGCGTTACTCTTCGGCGTCTTGGCGCGATGATCCAGCGCAGCCATCAGCCACTTCAGGAACCCCTGTTCCTTGACGCTGAATGTGATCGGGAAGTCGCCGAACATCAGGCGTTCATTCCAGCTGCTTGGTTCGCCCTTCACCCGGCCGTAGTGATCCCGGTTCGATGCGTGATACACCGTGTTGGCCACGTAGTGCATCGGGCTGTCGCTCGACATGAAGTGCCACTTGATCAGGTGCTTCAGCTCCGGGAACACCTTCTCGATCATGTCGTGACAGGCCCCGCAGAAGTCGCAGTCACGACTCTTCCAATGGTCGTACCAACCAGTGGCCGTCACCGCGAAGCTGTTGTGGCCGTTCTTGCAGTTGTCGTCGAAGCGCACCTCGGCGTGGATCAGCACCTTCTCGCCGTCGATGGTCTTGGTGCGGCGCTCGCTGATCCACTTCTGGTGCATGAACAGGCCGGGTTTACCGTCACGGGCATTCTTGCCCCACGGGATTACAGTGAGCGTGCCTGGCACGCCGCAGAGAGTTGCTTTGGTTTCCATTGCTCAGTCCTTTTTGGGTGTGTTACGAGTTCAGGAGAAGGCCGGTTGCGGCCAGGTCTTTGCGGAACTGCTCCTGAAGGGCTGGCAGCCGGTCGCGCAGCGCTACCTCGATGTAGCAGCCCGCACCTTCCAGCAGCTCTTGGGGTGCGTCCAGCCAGTGACAGCATCTTCTGGCCTGTTCAAACTTGCCGTTAGCCGCCAGATAAAGCGTGTTCTCGATGTAATACATCGGCACCCCTTCGCTACTCAGGTGCCACTTCACCAGGTGCTCCAGCTCTGGCCAGTATTTGGCGGCCACCTCCCTGTCCAGCGGACCGCTGATGCCGTCGAAGCTGCGGCGCATGCCGAATCCGTTGCTCTTGTTGCTAGGGTGGCCACGGTCATACTCGACCGTAATATCGAAGCGGCCACCCTCACCTTTGAAGTCACGACTGGCGGTGAACTGCTGTATATCCCATAGCCCGTCTTTGGCGGGGATTCGCACCAGTAGCCCTTCTACACCGAGCATGGTGTGGGGCACCGCCAGATGGCGGTGGTTGGTTTTCATGAACGTGTTCATGCTCACTCCTTTCCACGTCGGTGGAATAACTGGTGCCGCCACTGGAACATCCAGCAGCGGCCCATGACCTTGGTCATGATGGTGATGGTGATGGTTGGGTAGGTGACGCAGAGGAACAACAGCAGGATGGCTGCGCGCTTCACGGTACGTCGGGCAGGTCGCCCGGCACGATCAGCAGGCCTTCGTTCACCAGCTCCTCTCCATTGTTGTCGAAGAACACGTCCTCCTCGCGGTCCCACCAGGCCGCGCGCCAGGACTGGCCTTCGCCGTCTTCGGACCCGTAGACCATGTAGAAAACACCATGGATCAACTCCTTGCGGTATTGCTCCAGGTCCACCGGCTTGTGCGGCTGTGGCTCGGCCGTCAGCTTCTTGGTCTTCACCTTGCGGTTGGTCGCGATGTAGTAGAAGTCCCGCTCGCAATGAGGGCAGGTCGCCATGCTGTCCCAGGTATCGCCTCGCGGCGGCTTGGCCACCTTGAGCGTGGTGGCGCAGGCCCGGTAGGGGCAGGTGAATTCCAGGACCGGGGTTTTGTTGTCGGCCCAGTAGGCCAGGTAGCGTTCCTTGATGGTGGAAGTCATGGTCAGACCACCTTCTCAATGAACGCCTGGTGCTCCATGGACAGCTTGGCCGCCGCCAGCATGGCTTCGCCGTACACTTCCGCAGGTGAGCGACTAACGCGCAGGTCCTGGACCCACTCTACATTCCCGTCCTCATAGCGCAGGTACAGTGACCAGTGGGTAGCGTCGTTGCCTGCCACCTTCCAGGGCACCACCTGCACACCGGCCCCGGTGAGTTTGGTGGTCTGCACCTGGATGGAGACGACTTTATTCTTGCGAGGTGCTTCGAGGGTCATGCTTTCCTTCCTTCGACCGCGGCGCGGTACATGGCTTGCAGCTGTTTGGCTTCCTTGTTGCCGGCCTCGTCATAGGCCATGGTCGGGTCATCGCTCTCGGCGGTGGCCCAAACGATGGCGTGGAACGCTGCCAGCAGGCCATCGAACTCCAGGGAGCCGGAGCCCTTCTCTTCCTCCGGCTCCTTGTAGCCGCTGTGCTTTTCGGGGTCGTAGTCAAGAATGCAAGGTTCATTTTCCAGCTCGCCAATCAAGTGGCGCGCCCTGTCTGCTTCGTAACGAACGCGGTCCGGGTACTCACTGCGTTCCAGGCAGATACCGTGGGTCATGCTGTCCAGGGTGGACCCGCCTTTGCGCATCAGCATGGCGGTGAAGTTGGACTTACCGTTGGATTCGGGCATTGGGCCGTACCATACGGTGAGTTCAGGGCGGCAAGGTTGGGCATCCTGGCCGGCGATGAGGGCGTCGATCTTGCGGCAGTCTTCGGCGGACACGTCACCGGTGCCCCAGGCCAGGGCCAGGAGGCGCAGGAGTTCCTTGTTATCGGGGATGTCCCCACCGATTACCTGCGTTTCGAACAGGTGGGGATGCCGCGACAGGTCGTCAAAGCGGGCCTTGTCGCACACCACAAAGGACGGCTGACCTTTGCGGCGGTACACGTATAGCGGCAGTTTCAGGCTCATGGTCACGCTCCTGTGAGGTAGGCTTCGATGGTCCGGCGGAAGGCCTCGCGCATCTCCTGGGTGTGTTCGACTGGCTCGCCAATGCTGTTGAAGGAGTTCTCCTCCAGGTAGTGGTCGGCGAGGTTCAGCAGTTCACGGGCTTTGGTCAGGTCACTCTCCAGATTCTCAACCTGCTCGCCCATCCGGCCCAGGGCTTCTTCGACCTCAAGGACCGATTTGGCGTAGACCTCCTCGCCCATGCCGTCTTCACCGGGCACCACGTCGAGCATGATGTGGGTGACGCTGAGGGCCGCGAGCCGCTCCAGGCCGTCCACAATTTCAAACCAGCTCGTGTTGTCACCGTCCAGGCCGAGGACCTTGGCGGCGCGGGTGTGGAGCTGTTTGGTGTAGAATTGCCGGTCGCTGCTGGAGTTGTCGTGCTCGGCTTGCCGTTCTTTCAGCCGTTCCACCTCGGCCTGGCACGTTTCCAGCTCTTGCTGGACCTTCAGGCCCAGCAGTACCTGCTCACGGTACTTGGCGTACTGCGGCGTCGGCCACATGGTGTGCTTCTCGCCGCTGCACTCGGGGTTATGGCAGTTGTAGGTGAGTGGCTTGTATTCGGCGCATGAACCGCCCCCTAGTCCGCAGACGATGCAGCGGTACTGCTGGCCACGGTTCGCAAGGGCGTAGTTCGCCTGCCAGCCGGGATCCCTGTGTAAATGGTAATCGCGCGGCGTATCATTCCAGCACTCAGGATCCCCACAGCGCGGTCCGCTGTGGTTCCCGTCACATTTATTGGTCATGACTCACTCCTCCTCCGTGAACACGAAGTAGGCGTACACGCTGTCACTGCCGTCGTCTTCCTCGCTATCTTCCTCGAGGTCGTTGAACAGCTGTACGTCGTTGCCGGTGCCGGCCGTGGCTTCGAGCTGGTCGATCGCTTCCTTGGCTGCGGCGAACCACTCTTCGTTGTCGTCTTCGGGTGCATCGGCGCCCATGACGCAACCGTTGACCAGCTCGCTTTTCAGGTCAGCCTTTAGTTCGCCCAGGCTCATGCCTTTGCGCACCGTGACCTGAATATGGGGCAGGTGGTGACCGCCCCAATAGCTAGAGAGGCAGGTATCTGCGTGGTTGGCTGCAAGTTTCATGGCCAGGTAGCCTCGTTAAAGAATGGATCGGCGGCCATCTCGGCCCGTTGCAGCGCTTCGATCTCGGCGTCCATCATGTCCCAGCGCTGTTTGATGGCCGGCTTGGCGATGCAGGCGCTGTAGCCGGCCTGGATGCACTCGAGCAGGGTTTGGTCGGGGTGGAAGCCGCGGGACCAGCCGTCGACGATGATGGTCTGCAGCTTGGTACCGGGAGCCCAGGCCTGGGCGGCGATCTTGAGGACCCGGCAGTTGGTCTCGCGCTGGTCGTACTTCAGTGGTGCCATTTCAGCCTCCGCAATGCCCGCTGGAAGCAGGCCAGGTCGTACATGTCTTCTTCATGGGTGTGGCCACCCATCCAGTTCCACTTGCCGCTGTGCATGTTCAGCCGGTCGCCCAGGCCTTCATGCAGCGCTGCCTCGATGTTCTCGAAGCGGCAGGTGATGCAGCAGTCGTCCCCGATGCTGACCAGCAAGGTGCCAATCTTGGTCGGCACCGACCACTCGTACCAGCTGTCCGCCGGGAGGATGGTGGCGCCGGCCCGGACCAGGATCTGGCGGGCGGTTTCGATGTAGAGGCGGGTTTGGGCGTGGGTTCTCATGCCTTCCCTCGCGAGCCGAACAATGCCAGGCGATCAATGGGGTCGAGTTTGGCCATTGCCCGCTGTTTGGCGAAGTCCAGGTTCAGGACTTCGGCCTCGATCAGGTAGCGGCAGTCGCTGCCGTAGCGGACGGTGGCTTCATGCTTGCTCAGCAGGGCGTTGACCAGGGTCCCGCCCTTGTTGTTGAAGTCCAGGCCATCCACCCCGCCTGGCTGAGAAATGATTTTGTAGATGATGATGTCGGTCATGGCTGCTCCTCAACCAGTGCTGCCAGGCACTGGCTCAGTTGTTTGTGGTAGGCGATGGTTGGCGGCACGCAGTGGTGGTCCAGGAGGATCGGGGTGCGCTGGCCTGTCGCCCATAGGCTTCCAATCAGGTCGCCGTGGCGCTTGCCTACCCACCTTTTAAGGACTGGGCTGGCCCAGGTTATGACCCCGCCCAGGGTGTACCAGTGGGAGGCGCGTGGGCCTTCCTTGCCGGTGCGCCAGTAGACTTGGTAGTGGGCCATGGCTACACCAGATGAGGTTTTTCTTCGCCCATCGCCGTGGCGGCGCCGGTGAAGATGCTGATTGATTCCCACTTGCCTTTTTCATAGCGCCATTGGGCCAGGCTGTTCTGCACCGTCTCAGGCAGGCGCCCCGGCAGGTTGGGGCGCTCGATGAACAGTGTGACGCTACCGCTGCCGACCGCTTCGACCTCAGTAATGCAAGCCCCAGGTTCTTCCGACTCGAAGCAGCAGTAGCGGCCCGCTTCGTTGTAGAACCTTGCCTCGAATATGCGTTTCATGGCTGCTCCTCGCTACCGCGAAAGTCCACCTTGTCCACCCGAGTGCTGACCCGGCTGCCCGACATCGGGCCGTCATACTGGTCCACGCGCAGCCAGACATAGTCGCCGTCATAGGCCAGCACGGTGCACAGGTAGTCCTGCACCTGGCTGAAGCCCCAGGTGGTGTTGTGGGGCGTGACGACGGTGAGGGTGCCGACGGCGGGGTAGGGTTCGCCGGTGGCGATGTTGGGGGCGTCGGCGATGCCCAGCAGGCTCTCTGCCTGCTCGGCGGAGCGCTTCAAGCGCTCGAGGATTCCTTCCCTGTCGTACGGGGCGTGGGCCCTTTCAGGCGTACAGAATGCCTGCATATAGTGCCCCCATGCGTCCGCCACCATGGCTTCCAGACCCCATTCAGGTGATGAGCATGACGTCCCGTTCTTGGCCGCCCATCCTTTACAGCCCAACGATTCATGGCCAAAGCTGTAGCCGACGCTCTCCAGGATTCGCTTGCGAAAGGCCGTGGAGTTTTCTACCGCTGGGGTGTCAGGAGTGAGACCTACGGCGTTATCCAGCACTGCCTGGGTCTGCCCTTTGCGGCTGCACAGCTGGTTTTGCAGCAGCCTCATCCGGGCAGCGCTGGCGTCCTCCTCCAGGAGTCGTGCCCGCACCTTGGCGTCCACCCTGATCGCATCGCGCCAGGCCGCCTCCTTGGTCGGGAACAACGGACTGGTCCGGTGCGCCTTGGCGTAGCGCCAGAAGTGGGCATCGCCCTCGACCAGTTCGAAGCCCTCGACCAGTTCGAAGCCCTTGTTCTTGAGGTTGGCGATCTTGGCGGCCAGGCCGAGGTGGTGCCAGTAGGCGTCCTCGACTGCGGCGTTCAGGGTGTGGAAGCGCTCCTCGCTGCGAAGGGTAGGATGCTGCCAGCACCAGCCCTGCGGCTCGGATAACCCCCAGGTGAAAGCGAAGCCTGCTTTGTCCACCTCCTCCATGTTCTCGGGGATGGCGGGGAACTGCGGCACCTCTCCCGATCGAATAAAGGCGTCCATCGCGTCCATCGCCGGCATGGGGTGCACCGTGGTCATCGCCCGGTTGCGCCACAGCGCCGTGATATTGCCCATGCTCATTGTCGTCTTCATAATTCTCAGTCCTATTTAATTCTGCAAGTTATTGATTTTCTTCGGTAACTACCGGGAATTCCCTAGGGTATCCCGTCCACAAATCCCGCTCCTTCCTGTCGAAGCCGTACATCTTCTGCACATGCCAGCGCAGCCAGATGCGGGCGTCGAGCAGGCTGGCGAACTGCCGATAGATCACGTTCAGCGCGTTGCCCGTGGCATCGCCAAACCTGTTCACAGGCAGGCCGAGGAACGCCGCGATGGCGCCCTCGGCCCGGTAGATGGCGCCAGAGCCATCCACGTACTCGACATAGCCGCGCTGATTCCACCTGAGCCCCGCCGCGTGGAAGCGCGGGTCGTGGCTGGCGAAATAGCGGAACAGCTCCTCGAGGACTTCCTTCTCGTGGAGCGTGTCCTCGTGCTTGTCGAGGAAGATTTCATCGAAGAGACAGTCCACCATTCCCCAATGGCTGCGGACGAGGTCCGTGACTTGATCGTGTGACATACAGACGACCTTGGGAGCCCCGACCATTTACGGGGGTTGGTTGATATTCCTACTGGATACGGATTCTTCGCTACTAAGCGAGAAATCAATCGGTCGAAATCGAGTAGGGCTTGAATTTGAACGTCGCCACTCCGTTGACGTCCATGCCATTGACATAGAAATCACCTTTGGTACTCCATAGAGGACGGGAAGGCGACCGCAGCCGCCTGGCCCAGCGAGCTTTCTCCAAGGGGTGGTACCGGATCTCCGTCAACGCACTGCGCAGCTCGCCCTCACAGCGGAAATACGGCGACACTTCGACCATCGCTATGGCCTCCTCGATCGCCTCGGCTGTGATGAAGGTCTCACCCCTGCGCCTTAGATCATAGACGGCAAATTCCACAAATGCAGCCATTGATATGCCGGTAAGTAGCGACATACCTACCAGGGAGGTGGCGCTCATCTTCTCCTTCTGGTTGGCCTTGCGGGTCAGCTTGTGGATGATCTGCCGGGCAATCAGCACCTCCGCGTCCTGGAATATGCCGTCCTGTGTGCCGATTAGATCCAGCTCTGACCAGGGCTTCTCGAACACCTTGCGCACCGCCCGAGTGAACATCAGTGGCGTCACGTCGAGGGGCTTGCGCTTACGCGCGGCCAGTTCGGTCATCTCTCCACCCGCCGGGTCCAGCAACCGCTCCACCGTATGCATAATCTCCAGCTTGTGGCTGGTCAGCGTCCTGCGCAGCGTGCACTGATAAGCCCCCTGGTCGATCAGGATCCGGGCATAGCTGCCGGTGCGGGGCAGGTTCAGGATGTACTCCTGACGGTGGCTGAGATGGTTGTACTTGCGAGTCGGCTCCACGTAGGAGTCATCGAAGCACTCGTCGTGGTGGATATGAGGTATGTGTGCCCCGAAGCCGACGACTTGCAGGGTGTTGGCTAAGGTGTATCGGCTCAGCGGCTCGGGGAAAAACTCCATCACCTCCGTCGCCCGGTGGCACAGCTCCTCCAGCGTCTTGAGCGGCACGCCCCCCAGCAAGTAGGGCACCAGCGCTGGGCTGACCACATCGGCACCGGGCTTGCCCAGCGCACCCCTGATCAGGGTGGAGCAGTAATGCTCCAGCACCTGATCACCGTACTTGGCAGGGCCTAGCAGGGTGCGGGTCGGCTGGCTGCTGGAGCTGATGGCATCGAGCAGGGCCCCGGCAAAGAGGTTGGCAGCTGCGCGCATCTCGGGCCCGTCCTTGTCCAGGTGGGCACCTGTGATGAGGCGGGAGGCTTGGTCGGCACCTTCGCGCAGCTCTCCGTCGGGGGCTGGAGGCACGTAACAGGCCAGGTAGGAGGCCCGCCCCTTCTTCTGAGGCTTGCGCTTAGCGTATCTTTCTGCTACCGCTCTGGCGGATAGGGTTTCTCTGATCATAATTATGTGTATTCCGACTTTTAGTTAGGGACTTATGCTAATACCATAAGGGGGAGGGGGCGGTTTTGAGGAAAGGCAAAAATTTCTCCCTCGCCGGAGTATAAGCTAAAATTAGGTTCAGCCGTGGATAAAGTTATTTTTTCAGTGTACGTGTGTGCACCGTTGACGACGAACGGCAGGGGGCCGCTGTCAGAGTATAATTCAAGGAGGCTGAAGGCCGGCTGTGAAGAGGCCGGTTTGTAGGAGGAGGAGAGGGAGGGCGAGAAAAAGGTAGAGGGTTAAGGGGTAGGTGGGACGGGGGTTTGGGCGGGTTTTGGGCACAAATCCGCTGTATCTACCATATAAAAAGTACCGGAGTGCCAAATTCAAAAATCCAAGCCACACCCAGTATTAAGTTTTTCAAAAAGTGCTTGGCTTGTATTTCTCGATATGTCACTTCACTTCCTTTCTTTCTGAGCTGTATTACTCCTTTCCCTCCCCTTTAACCCCTCTATACCCCTTAACACTTGTTATTACTGTAAGTAAGTAAGGAAGGCTTTTCTGGCACGCCTATTGCATGCTTTTTGGTCCTCCCTCTCCTCATCTCTTTGTTCCTTGCAGGAACGGTACAGCCACACCTTCACATGGCTGCCCAGGTTTGACACGGGTGGCGCCGCGGGGCTGGCACGGGCTGTGCGTTCCCCTGCGCTCCAGGAGGCTGCACAGGCCTACACCGAGCAGCACCAGGGCGGCAAACGCCCCCAGCGTGGCGCACAGGGCCGCTGAGGAGCGCTCAAGGCCCATGGACAGCAGGAGGGCGATCACAGGTCCAGGACCGGGCGGAATTCGCTGAAGGCCCAGTCGCTGTCTTTCCAGCTGTATCCGCAGGAGGCCTCGATCAGTGACACCGGGTCCACCTTTGCGACCTGGCTCAGCTGCACCTTACTGCCGTCCCTCAGCAGGTAGCCGAACTCGCAATGCTCGAACAGGATGGTCGCCAGGAAGGCATCGCGCAGACCCCGGGCATACGCAGCCAGGCTGCTCAGGTCCGGCTGGACGATACGGTCGAAGACGTCCTGCTCGAACATCTGGTCGAACTGGGCACGCTGCATCCTCAGCAGCTTGACGATCTGGTACACGGTGCGCCCGGCACTGGCGACCTGGGCTTCACTGCTGATCGGGGCTTTGTTGCGTTCCATGGGATTCTCCTCAGGCGTTGGGGGCAAGGCGGCCGATCTCGGCGCGCAGCTGGTTCCACTTGGCGCTGGCCGAGTAGGCATCGAGGTCCGGGATCGGCACGCCGGTCTGGTCGCTGATCCACTGAGGGATCCGGCGCAGGGCGGCGACCACGTCCGACTCGGCGCCGTCCTTGGCAAGTTGCAGCGCGGCGTCGTAGGCGCCGGGGTTTTCGATCAGGTCGTTCATACGCAGGCGGCGAACCGGCGTCTTGGCCGTGGAGCGATAAGGGCGAAAGCCGTGCCGCTCCACGCACCAGTTGCCCAGCTTGGCGACCACCACAGCGGTGTGGGCGGCGGCGATGAAGCAATGGACCGCCTTGGAGCCGTCGAAGCGGTAGACGCTGCAAGCGTAGATATTCGTCAGGTGCAGGGGCAGGTCGAGGTCGGCAGACAGGTCGACGCCTTTGTTCTGGATGGCCACGGCCAGGTTGGACATGAGGGACATGATCGAATTCCTTAATGCTTTTTGAGGGAAAATCGTTGTGTTTCAGGTACTTATGGGAAAATTTCAAGGTTGTTTTTGGTCCTTGAAGCTTTCCTATAAGCCCTGGCCGGATGCCAGGCATGCGTCACGCGCGAAAGAAAAAGGGCCAGACGTTTGCACGCCCGGCCCAGTGGGACCCAGTCTACGGGTTAGAGTGGCAGATAGCCGAGGAATACCGCCGCGCCGACCGTCAACGTCAACGCCAGGCACATGGCAACCAGGGCGGCACCGGCAAGCCGGTAAATCAGCGAGTAGATCATTGCGGCATTCCTCGGGTATCGGGGTTAGAAAGTGTAGCGTGGAACAGGGGGTTTTGGCGAAGTGCCAGCGGCCGGCTTGGCATCATCCATCGGCACCAGTTCGCACGTTGAGACCTTGCCCATCAAGCGCAAGGCTTCGGCCATGGTGGCGCAGGTTTCGAGGTCATCGGCGAGGGGCCCGTCCCAGCGCTGCAATTCGAATTGCTGGCATTCGTTATGGGCGGGGGTTGAGGCGTCCACCGGGGCGGCAACGCAAGACAGCGACAGCAGGAAAGCAGCGAGCATGGAAGATATCCTTGTCAGCATGGGCGGGCCTTGTGGCCCGCCGTGGGCGGTTGAGTTAGGCGGCTTGGGCGGCTTCGACCTTTCCACCGGCGCGGGTATCCTTGCCTGTGGTCTTGCCGTTGCGATTGGTGCCGACGCCCGCCGATTGGGCAGCCTTGGCCGTGTCGACTTTGGCGTCGGCGGTGGCGGCGATGCCCGATTCTGCAAGCTTGGCCTGTTCGGCTTTGGCCTTGGCTTCGAACTGGGCGTCAAGGGCCAAGTACAAGGCTTTGGCGTGGGCCAGTGCCGAAAACAGTTCTTCCTGAGTGCCGACAAAGCGGTCATCCTTGAGGCAAGACAGCGCCTTTTCGGCTTGAGTGGCGAAGGCCTTAGCGGTCATTTTCGGCGCTACTTCTTCCTTTTCAACTTCGGGCTTTTCAAGATTCTTGAAACCGGCGAAAGTCAGAGCGAAGTCGCCGTGGGCCTTGTAGAACTTGTTCCGGTGAAGTTGAACGGTTTCCGATTCAGCAGTGGCACCGACCGCAACAAAGTGAGTCGCCAGAATGCTTTCTTTCTGCAATTTGGTCAGTGCTACTTTGTTGTGTTCCTTATCCCATACAACCCGTGGGCAGTGGGCGGCGATATACGCAAACACTTCTTTACCGGTCTTGCTCAAGGCGCCAGAAGTGAGGCGCATCACCGGCAAGGCAAACAGGCTGTCGATCCAGTTGCGGTTACCATGAACGGCAACCTGCAACGTAGCAGCGTTGGCCCATACCGACAGCACGTCATCCAGGCTGCCCACACGGCGGGAGTAAGCAGCAATGATAGTGCTGTTTACCATGGTGCCCTGTACGGTCATCGAAGTTACAGCGAGGGGGGATTTCTTAGCCATGATCTAATTCCTTATTTCAGTTGGTTATGTCAAGTAGCCGATACAGCTACTTGTTCTAAACAACTAGGGTAGTGGGTTATCAATTCTAAATGCTTAGTTCTATATGAGGGCGGGGTTCTAAGCCGCCCTTGTTATCACGGTGTGTACAACCGTTGTTTGTTAGTCGGTGGTATGCAGTGGGTGAAGCTGAATTAGGTATAGGTAGAGCATGCATAACCCGTGCTGGTCGGTTGTCATAGTTCGGTTAGTGATGTTAAAGAGTGGCAACAATTGGTCAGTGCGTGGCGTTTGGCGAATGTCTAACAGTCCCGATGGGATAGTGAATCAGCCTGATTAGTTGATACCGGTTAAGGCTACTGATCCTCGGGATAGGGCAGGTGATACCTGTATATCCGTCCAGTTGTTTTACCACAGGGGCCGTGTGTATATCCCCGATGGTCAGTAGGCCAAGCAAGTGTTGAGGATGAGGTCAAGGGCCGGTTGTGTTCACGGTTCCCCTTATCATCGGCAAGACTTGCCCGTGCCAGGCTTTGAGGGCCTGTCATTGTGTTGTCGTCTAATCCGCATAGCGGTTGACCAAATTGTTAAAGAGCGGGGCGGCAGGGCAGAAGCCGTGCCAGTGGCAAAGCCCGAGGGCGGTGCCGGTAGAGCGTGTTTCGTGTTGCGTTGCTACAGTTCGAATACTAGAGGTATAAGACTATAAGGTCAAGAAGATAAACATAAAAAAGTGAAAGATTTTTGAGTGGCCCCGGGCCCTATTTTCTTGCACGGCAGTGACGTGCCACAGCGCCTAGGTCTCCGTCAGGATTTTTTACTTTTTCTCGATTTACCCCTATCCTCCCTCCTCACCGGCACGCAAGCCCCGCAAGACATCCTGCCGCACCGTTCACCCTCACCCACCCCGACAGGATCCACCACCATGACCAGCACATCCTCTATCACCATTCCACCGGCAACCAAGGACCTCCCCGAGCGCCCCGGTCTACCTCCGATGCTCGATGCCGCAACCGTCCCGCTCCCACACAGCGGACCAGTGCCAACCCCTCAGCCACTCGGCCCTTGCCACATCAGCGAACCCCGAATCGCCAGCCTCACGCTCCCACAGGCAGAACCCGCCAACCCGGCCCCGCCCGAGGAGTACCTCAAGCCCGCCACCGGCACCCCAGGTCGCAGAGTCACCCGCCTCAAGATGACCCTGCACAGCGTCATGGAGCTCAACACCTCGTCCGACGACCCGCTCACCCGGTGCACCTTCGGCGCCGTCTACTCGAGCAACCCGACCGAGGAAGACGCCGTCTACGGCAAGTACACCCCGTACGGGACGCTGACCTACAACGTGCGCAGTGACATCGCTGCCAACCTCGTCCAGGGCCAGGCTTACTACATTGACATCCACGAGGCTGAGGGCTAAGGTTCGGCTGCCAGTATCAAAGAAGTACAGCTGCAAGCCCCAAGACCTCCAGGCCTAGTCCTCCTGGAGGTCTTTTTATTGCGCGTCGTCCAGCCTTCGGCTACGCTGCACCTCGCCAACCAGCGAGGAAACGCAACATGGAAGACCCTCAAGTCCAGGAATGGTTACTGACCCTCGCCTACCAGTTGGCGGCATGGTTGGCTACACTGGACTACACCCATTTCATCGCCATGACCGTCTGCTTCGGCGCCGGGTATTGGCTGCGCAGCCGAGAGACGGAGAAGAAACATGAAGCAGGACAATAACGGCATCACCAGCCTGTTGCAGGAGTCCAGCGTCGACCCGATGACGCTCAAGCCCTACACAACCCGGGTATCGATCAAGTCCGATAACTTCAAACCGAAGGACGAAAATGGTAATAACGGAAAAGGCTGGGAGATCAAGGTGGATAATCAGGGCCGGCTCAGCGTTGAGGTTCACGGGCAGGGGTGTAAAAATAGTAGCCGCGAGCAAGCGCTGAAAATTCTCGGCGTCGAAGACACCGGGCAAAGTGAGGGCGATCTTGCAAAGGCTGTGATGGAGAAGGCCAGGGCCACGCCAGAGGGCCAGTTCATCGTAGAGGCTGATAAGTTGTCGATCAATGGCGCCACCATCAACGACTCCGCCCTTGATGCCTTCCGCCTGCGGATGAAGAACGGCCTGGCAGCAGGGTTCGCTGGCGTAGATAAGGGGATCTGCGACAGCTCCATACTCCCCACGCCACCTCTGCCCAAGCGCTGGTACCCGGAGGAATTTGCTGGAGGACTGGGCAGGGGCGACACGATCCCCACCGCGCACATGGCCACCGCCTCCACTCGCAACCCTCGCCTGATCGCCGTGACCCAGCGCAAGATCGAAAGCCTGGAAGGTCAGATTCAAGCGCTGATCAGCGAGGTATCCCTATACGCCAACGTGGATCCCTACGTGATCAAGCTGGCCAAGGACAACCTGACCATCGGCCCGACCCTGCTGCACAAGGCGCTGTCCGATTTGCAGCTTGACGACGGCAAGTAATCTCGGTAACTTGCGGGCTTCGGGCGGATGCGACACGAGCAAGGATGCTCAACCGGCCGAAAGATTTGCAGAGGGTTGGCGAAGTGGTCCAACGCACTGGGTTTTGATCCCAGCATTCCACCGTTCGAATCGGTGACCCTCTACCACATACCTCGGTAGCTCAATTGGCAGAGCGCTGGTCTCCAAAACCAGAGGTTGTAGGTTCGACTCCTACCCGCGGTGCCAAGTGCGCGCGACTGAGTTTCTCGACCTTCTGCAGAGGCCCGACAACTTGGTAATGGGAGCCCGATAGGAAGTACCCTTCGCTGGGGAACTGTCGAATAGGCGCCAGGATGGCGGAAAAGCATGGGGCCCAATGGAGCGCACCAAAAACTGAAAGCCCCGTCATCGCACGGGGCTTTCTTTTGCCTGCAAACCCCGCTAATCTGCGAGTTAAGTCGGCCCGTGACCCCGAGTTCCTCATCCTCGATCGACCCACGGATAACGGCCATCGCGCGCTGTAACGGAGCAAGAAGCTCCAGCCGACCCTCTTTTCCACGAACGGATTCCAGACCATGTCCAAGCCTACCGCCAATATTCAAGACCTGATTGCACTGGTCTCTGAGCAGACCGGACTGACCAAGCAGCAGAGCAAGGAAGTCATCCACGCCACCCTCCATGGCATCGTCCAGCTGTCGACCGATCGCAACACCCTGACCCTGCGGGAGTTCGGCAGATTTGAGATGCGCCACCGCAAGGCCCGCATCAACAGCAAGCCGATCCAGGGCCAGCCCACCGTGATCCCAGCACGCGAGCTGCTGCACTTCACCCCCTCCAAGCTGTTGGCCAACGAGGTGGATTACTGATGGCCGCGCGTCGAAGCCAGCCGCCTGGCTCCTGGAATCCACTGGAAGAACTGCCGACCAAGATCCCGACCTTGACCGAGGGTGAAGACGACACCGGCTGGGACCAACCTGACCTGGTCAAGGCGCCGGAGGATTCCCACCCCAAGTCGTACAAGCCGCTGCACAGCCCGCCGCCGGTGGTTGACTTGGAGTCGCTGAAGCACGCCGACCGGCCGCTGTACGATGGCATCTGCCTGCTGATGCTGAACCTGCGCAATGAAATGCTGCCAGACAGCATCCAGATGGACATCGTCGAGGCCATGTCGCCGTCGACTCGCCGCTCGATCGTGGCGCAGATGGCCGGCCTGGACGCATCGGTGCTGGTGACGTTCAAGCAGCAGCTCAAACTGATCGAGGCGGTCACCAGCCGGGTGGTCACACCCGAGGGGCTGCCGGTGCCTGGCGGAAACAACCTGGACATCAGCGTGAAGGACGCGCTCAATATGTCCATGAAAGTGATCAGCATGCTGGTCAAGGACATGCCCAAGGTGATCACCCTGGCCAGGGTGCAGCGCCTGGAGACGAGCCTGCTGAAGGTGGTGGAGACGCTGCCAAGGGACAAACAGGACGAGGTGCTGCGCATCCTCGAGGAAGAAGAACGCAAGGCGGCGAGGGAAGGGAAATGAATTTGAATCCATGGGTATCTCACAAGGAATTCAAGGACTTGGATCGTAGATTTCAAGCGCTGCAGGAGGAGGTCAAGGGTCTGCATAACGTCATCCAGCAGCTGCGGTACCCACCGGTTACGATCAGCAACATCGAGCAGCCGCTGGACGAAGAACAAAGAAAATTGGTTGAAATGTTCTTGCAAGACAAGCACTTACGAGAAAAGAAAGGCAGTTGTTTTGCATCCGGCGGGCCTACGAATCGCCGTGCCACGGACCGGTTTGGCGAGGCGCCGTCGGAGCAGGTACGCGCTGCGGATTACCACGCTCCTGAACCCGTAGTCGTCCAGGCGAACAAGGACACCACCGGCGAAGAGATCGGCCGGACGGTTAGCCGGATGATCATGGAAGCCGAAGAACGCAACAATCCCTCCAAGGAGTAGCACTTGAGCAACAGTCAAGGATCGACAGCCGAACGGTTCCGGATGGCCCTCAGCCGCGAAGAGGGCATGAAGGAGCTGGACCAGACCATCCTCAAGTACGGCTACGTCGAAGGTGAGAAATTCAGCTTCGACGACCACGAGTTCCAGATCGACATCGTGCGCGATACCTCGCAGCGCATCGACGTGCGCAAGTGCTCACAGGTCGGGCTGACCGAGATGATGGTCCAGAAGACGCTGGCGATCCTGGCGGTGATGAAGAACATCCGGGTGATGTTCAGCCAGCCGACCAAGGAGATGGCGACCAAGTTTTCCAAGGACCGGATCGACGGCGCCGTCGAGCAGAGCGAGTTCTACTCGGCCCTGGTCAAGGCAGGTTCCGATGCCGCGGGCATGAAGAAGATCGGTCGAAACTTCCTCTACATCATCGGCACCTACGGCGCCAACGCCGCGATCTCGGTACCGGCCGAGATGATCATCTCCGACGAAACCGACTTCTCCAATGACGTGGTGCTCGGCAAGCTGAACTCCCGGATCCGGCACGCCAAGACCGTGGACGCCCACGGCAACCGCGGCTACCGGTACCGCTTCAGTACGCCCACCGTGGACGGCTTTGGCATCGACATTGGCTTCCAGGCCGGTGACCAGCGCTATTACATGTGCAAGTGCGAGCACTGCGAGAAGTGGGTCAACCCCAGCTTCCTCGAGGACATGATCCTGCCAGGCTGGGACAAGCCGCTCCTGGAGTTTGGCCGGGACAACCTGGACGACGAGCGCATCGACGTCCAGTCGGCGTGGATGCGCTGCCCCAGCTGCCACAAGGACCTGTGGGCATCCCTGGTCAACCCGGCGCGGCGCCAGTGGGTGCAGAAGAAGCCGGACAACTGGAACCACAGCTACCAGGTCAACCCGTGGGATGTACCCAAGTACAACACGCCGCCGAACATCTTCGCCCAGTTCGAGGCCTACCCGCTCAAGTCCGACTTCTTCAACTTCGTGCTAGGGCTGCCGTTCTCCGACGCTGAGAACAGCTTCATCGTGACCAACGAGCACCGGGCCAAGCTGTGCGACGTGGACCTGTGGATCTTCAACCAGTGCATTGTGTCTTGCGGCACGGTAGGCGGGATGGACGTAGGCAAGATCCTCCACCTGGTGGTGAAGGTGAAGGTCTCGGTCGGCTGGCATGTGATCTGGATGGAGAAGATCCCCAACACCCGCCAGGACCCGGCCTTCGACAAGGTGCTGGAGCGATACGACTTCTTCAACATGCGCAAGCTGTGCATCGACGCCGGCCCTGATATCACCCTGGTGAACATGCTCGTCATGGCGCGCAGTGGTATCCAGGCGGTGGTCTACGTGAGCAACCTGCAGGGCTTCCTGCCGATCGCCGAGAAGGTCGAGGGCGAGGTGATCAACGCCGACCGGACCAAGACTCTGACCCTGCTACTGAACCAGCACAACGGCGGCGAGGTTCACTATCCGCACCGGGATGACCTGAAGATCGAGCTGTTCAAGCACCTGGAGACGACCAAGAAGGTCAGGGAGCGCGGCATCGACGGCAGCATCACTGAGAAATTCATCAAGACCGACAAGCAGGACCACTGGGTCCACGCGCTGAACTACTGCAACATCGCGGCGATCGCCTGCGAGCAGTTCGAGGATCACAGCGTGGTCGGCGTGATGCCAGGCACGAGGACGGTGAAGGTCGGCAGTGAAGCCAAGGGAAAACCGGAGGAAGAGGTCGAAATGGGCCACACCCTCAAGGGCATGTTCGGCTTCAAGAAGCAGGCAGGCAGAGGGATATCTCGCTAATTAGCGAGATATCTGCCCCAACTTAAAGTGTCCCGCTAACTATCGACGAAAGAACCCTTGTAATTCAGCCCATTGGGCAACTAAACTCGCGCCATCTCTAGGGAAGATCGATGCCGCATGGCCACCACCAAGACCCCGGGCAGCAAAGGATCCAGGTACGCTGCAGTAAGCGCCCAGGTCATTTTGCCGACCCGAAATCTTGCCGGTAAGGCCCGCGCCAAGCGCCCAGGGTCCACATTGGACAAGGGCGCCGCGATCACCAACACGTTGAAGACGTTCAACCAGAACGCGATCAACAACATCAGCTCCCGTACCGACGTCAACGAAATCATCCGACTGCTCATCCGTGAAGACGGCATGTTCAGCTCGGCCGCCAACTCGATGGCGGCGATTTCCGTGGGCGCAGGGTTCAGACTGGCTGGCTACGACTCCACCGGTACCATGAGTATCGAAGTGATGTCGGCCGCCTACATCATCATGGATGTGTTCTCGACGCTGCACGATTACAGCAAGGGCTACAACGACAAACCAGGGATGAAGTCGCTGCTGTCGAGTATGCAAATGGATGTCGTCACAACAGGCGGTTGTGGCCTTGAGTTGGTGCTGGACAAGGAGTTCGGCCCCGAGCGGCTCGTGCCTATCGGGTATTCCACCGTTGAATGGGAAGCTGATGGCCAGGGAGGGCGCTACCCTACTCAGGATAACGGCGACATTGAGCTGAACATCCCTACCGTTTTCGTGGCAGAGCACAACCGCAATCCGGACGAGGCCTACTCGGTCAGTCTGCTACGCCCGGGCCTGTCACAGGTGATGAACTTCAACGCCTTTATCGAAGACATGCACCGGGCGCTGAACCGCACCGGGCACAGCCGCCTGATCGCCAGCATCGCTGCCGATAAGATCAAGGCAGCAGCTGACGACAAGACCCGCAACGATCCGGTGAAGATGGGCCAGCTGTTCGACCTGGTGATTGCCGAGGTGACTGAGGCGCTGGCCGGCCTGGAGCCGGAAGACGCGGTGGTGACCTACGACAGCGTGACTTACACCGTCGAGGACACCGGTGGCAACAAGGCCGACTACAGCTCGATGCTGACCACCCTGGGCAACATGCTCGGTGCCTCGCTCAAGACCCCGGCTTCGGTCAGCGGTCTGCGCGCCTCCGGCGGCCAGGGCCTGTCCAACGCCGAGACCCTGATCTACCTGCAGGCCGTGCAGGGCACACGCCCGCCGGTGGAAGAGGTGATGTCCAGGGCGCTGACCCTGGCGTGCCGCCTGCAGGGCATCGACGGCTACGTGGCCTTCGAGTTCAACCCAATCAACTTGCGTCCAGAGATAGAGCTGGAAGCGTACCTGGGGACGCGCCAGAAGCGTGTCCTTGAGCTGCTGAGCTGGGGCGTTATCAACGAGGCGCACGCGTGCTGGGAACTTGGCATGCGGCCACAGGGGCTCGCTGCTCTCCTCGCGGGTACCCGCTTCTACGCCAAGGATGCCTCCGACGCCACCGCGACGGATCGCACATCTTCCACTGGCGCGGCATTGACGCCCGATACCCCGGCTCAGACCGGCGGTAAAGACCAATAAGGAGCCTGGCATGGCAGTAGAAATCTGGCTGGGCACGGAGTCGGCCTTCAACAAGTTCTCCAGCTACGAGCTGAAGTTCACCTTCGACAAGGACGCCTACTCGAGCTACCCGTATGACGATGACCGCAACGAAATCGACCAAGATTTCGGTGTAAGTATCCGTCGTAAAGGGCTGTATCTGCTGGAAAAAGTGGGTGATACTCCTGTCCTGAAGATTCACGGCTCGCTGACCCCGTCGTACCGCCGCTACCACCAGTGGTACCCAGGCGAGATCACCAGCTACGAGGCGATCAACGACGCTCTGGCTATCCTGGCAGAAGGCGGCCACACCGACGTGGTCCTGGACCATAACAGCGGTGGCGGCGCGGTCAGCGGCCTGAACACGGTGACCGATCACATCGCCAAGCTGCAAGCCGAAGGCATGACCTTCCGTGCTCACACCGACAGCGCATCGTTCTCGGCCAGCTACTGGATCATGTCCAGCGCCGATACGGTAACCGCCAGCAAGATGGCTGAGCTGGGCTCGATCGGCGTTATTGCGGTGGTTCGCACGCTGGTCAACACCGAAGAGAACTTCGGCGTGAAGTACACCGTGCTGAAGGAAGGCGAGTTCAAAGCAATCGGTAACCCGTATGAAGATTTGAGCGAAGCAGACAAAAAGTACCTGCAGGACAACCTGAAGGAAACCAATGCATTCTTCCTCAACCATATTTCCGCGCAGCGCAGCTTGAGTCTCGACGACTACAAGGATTGGGCTGACGGCAAAACGTTTTTCGCAGCGAAGGCGGTGAAAAATGGGCTGGTCGACAGGATTACAAGCCTGGATGACCTTATTCGTAGCGGCGCGTCCGCAAACAACACTGGCGACAGAAGGAAGTTCGAGATGAAAATCTCTGCCGAAAAACTCGCTCAGATCGAAGCGGGCGCGGATCCAAAAACCGTGCTTACTAAGGCTGAGCTGGCGCAGTACGAAAAGGATTTGGCCGCACTGACGGACGCTTCCGAAAAAGAAGCTGCCGCACAGAAGGTGCTGGACGATGCTGCCGAAGCCAAAGCGAAAGCCGATGCAGAAGCGGGCAATCCCGAAGACGAGCAGGACACCACTGTGTCGGCCACCGGTTTCGACGCCAAGGCCCTGACCACCGCCCTGAAAGAAAACGGCAAGCTGGAAGCCAAGGTTGAAGACCTGGGCGACAAGCTGGCCAAGGCCGAGGCTGCCCTGAAGGAAGCCCAGGCACAGACCGAGAGTCTGGTCGTGGTTGCCCAGCAGGCGGTCAAGAAGCTGCAGGTAGCCACCGGCAGCCCGCAGGTCGAGAAGACCAGCCCGGTCGAGATCCTTGGTCAGTTCAACGAGCTGCAAACCAAGATGGCCTCGCTGTTCAAGGTCGGTAAGCAGTCCGACAGCACCCCGACTCAAGAATCCGCACTGCCGGTAGCCGATGGCTTCCGTCACAAGGTTTCCCAACTCAACAGCAAAAAGCGCTAAGGAGAATCAGTCATGGCTGACTTCAATTTCAACGTACTGACGGTTCTTCCTGAACGTCTGAACGTCATCACCGCCAAACTCGGTTCGGCCGCAGGCCAGAATTACACCGACAAGGACAAGCAAAAGATCGTGAAGATGGGCGCCGTGTCCAACTTCGCCCTGGCCGTCGATGGCGACGAGATCGAAGGCTTCATCGACAACATCGACGGCGGCCCGACCGCAGGCGGCTTCGTTGTCGGCGGTGTGGCGCGCCCTGACACTGGCTTCCGTGTCCTGGCCCAGGTGGCTGCAGGCGTGGCGACTCCCCTGGTCTTCGGTGACCTGGTTGTCGCGGGCGCCCAACTGGCGCTGGGTACCTCCGGCCTGCCGCAAGTCCGCAAGGGCACCCCGGCGATTTGGAAGTACAAAGTCATCCGCTTGATCGGCAACGGCAGCGCGGGTACCAACGTCCTCCTGGAGCGCGTGGCTTAACCGCCGGCCACCACCATTTCAAGGAATCGAAATCATGCAATGCACACTGAAATACGTTGCCAACGAAAACGGCAAGCAGGTCACCAAGGAGATCGAAGCTAACGTCGAGCTCTACCGCCAGGCATCCGAAGCCGGCATGGACCTGCGCCAGTTCCTGCGCCACAAAGCGGCAGACTTCGACCCCACCGTGGGCGACCCGATCGACCAGATGATGACCAACGCAGGCATGATGGACGGTGAAAACCGCATCGGCCCAGCGCTGACCATGCAGCAACTGGCGGGCATGACCCAGGCTGACGGCTTCCGTCGTCCCGACGGCTCCGACGGCTCCCTGGGAGCGCGCCTGCTGTACCCGCAGCTGATCCTGGAAACCATGAACGCGAATACCCTTCGCGATGACGGTTCCGACATCCTCTCCATTTGGGAGAGCGTGATCGCCACCAGTCGCAACTTGAACGGCCAGAAGGCTGAGCAGCCGATCATCGACACCTCGGCACCGGAAGGTAGTCGCAGTGGCCGTATCGTGCAGATGGCTCTGCCGGAAACCATGATCTCCATCACCACCGGCCAAAAGTCGTTCAAGATCCCGACCAACTCGGTTGGCCTGATGATCGCGAACGAAGCGATGGCTGCTACCACCATCGACCTGGTGCGTATCGTGATGGAAGCCCAGTCGCGCGGTGACAAGATCCGCCGCGTGGGTGAGCAGCTGAAGTCGATGGTCCTGGGCGACACCGACCTGGACATGGACGCTCTGCCGATCCTGAAAGCAGGCGACTTCGACTCAGCGATCGTGGCCAACGGTGTGATCACCAAAAAGGCCTACATCAAGTGGCTGTTCAGCATGCGCAAAACTGCCAACATCAGCGAAGTCTTCACCGACATCGACACCGCGCTGGCTGTTGACGATGGCTTGGCACCGAAGAACACCGGTGTCGATAACTCGAAGATCCAGACCCCGTGGGCAGGCATGAACCTGGGCATCACCCAGCCTCGCCTGACTCCGTTTGAACCGGACATGTTCGGTGCGGGTCTCCTGGTAGGCTTCGATCCACGTTACGCCATCCAGCGTTTCGTGAACATCTCGGCGGCGTACGACGCCATCGAAGAGTTCGTGATGCGCAAAGCGACTGGCTTCCGTGTGGACTATGGCGAGATGTCTACCCGTCTGTACGACGAAGCCTGGTCCGTCCTGAGCCTCGAGCAGTAAGGAAGTGAAGAAGAAGGGCCGCTCCGGCGGCCTTTCTTTCCATTGAACAGTCAGGAGATTCACGATCATGGCACTTAAAAAATCCGACAAGGAATTGACCCCCGCCGAGCAGGAAGAACTGCGCGTGCAGGAAGCCCGGGCGGCTGAAGAAGCCAAGCAGAAGGAAGAACTCGAGCGCCAGCAAGCCGCCGAGAGGACTGCTGAAGAACAGCGCGCACGCGATCAGAAACTTGCCGACGAGCAAGCCGCTGCGAACGAGCAGGCTCAGAAGGAAGCCAGTGAGAAGGAAGAAGCTCGCCTGGCCGCCGAAAAAGAGCAGGCTGATAAAGAAGCCCTGTCCAACGCAGAGCGCCTGGCTCAGCTGGCTGAAGTAGCCAAGGTCTCCGGCCGCAAGCCGTCCGAGCGCACCTTGGCCCTGGTCGAAAGCTTGACCTTCTCCGACCTGCGTCAGCCTTCAACCGGCACCTGGATCAAAGGCAAGGGCGAAGCCCACTTGCTGCAGGACGGCTGGCTGGAAAATCAGGTGGCTTCCCGCCTGCTGAAGGTCAAAAAGGAAGACTGAAATGGCCTACTTCGACCTGACCTCCACTGAGCAAATCCTGGCTGTACTCACCGCCGACGGATCGGACGGTATCGACGCTGCAAAGATCGACGCCCAAGGTCTGGACGACGATTTGGGTGCAGCCTTGGATAAGGCTTTGCCCGGTGCGTGGGAAGGTATCGGCGACGGTTCGACCGGAACCGCAAAGCAGAAGCGTCTGCTGTCGCTGGTAGCGAAGTATTACTGCGCTGGAGTCGTGGCCAGGATGGCCCAGGTGATCTTCCTCAAGAAGGTCTCTGACGGCTCCAACGAAGGCCAACGCAGTGACAAAGACGGCTGGGCCTGGATGGCCCAGGCGTTCTTTGATCAAGCTGACGCATACCTGGCGGACCTGGTCGATGACCTGGGCATCACCCCGCCGACAGCCATGCCCTACCGGATGTTTGTGCGTGTCATCCCTGACCGCGATCCAATCACACAGCCAAGGGCGGCCAACCTGCAATGAACCTGAAGAAGATTGCGGCCAAGCACATCACCGAGCCAATGGAGGCTTGGGACCCGGTCACCGAGACCTGGATCCCCAACTTCTTCCTGGGCCGGATCGATTTGACCGATCGCTTCCTCAGCAACTTCAACAAGCCAACGCGGCGCCGGATGCTATTCGCCGACAACGCGGTGGTGTTTCCAGAAAGTTTGACAGTTCGCCACCCCGGTACCAAGGATGTGTACCTCTTGGGCACGACCCGAAAGGACGCCCTCGGCGGGGTGGATTACCTCGGCCTGACTATCCTGCAGCTGGTCACGGACGTGCCAGGTGGGGGCGCTGGTCTGGCCACTATCACACGCAAGGTTGTGCAGGGCCCGCCGACCAACCCGGGCTGGCTGGTTGATACGACCCTTGCCAAGTGCTACATCGATACCGAATTCCTCAGCAGCACAGACGAGAACGGCACAACGGACCTGCGCATCGAGCGCTACAATGCCTACCTGCCATTGAACATACAGCCCAAGGAGTGGGACTTCATCACCCTGCACGGCGTGAAGTACAGGGTTCTGGACTCCTTTGTCGACTCAGGGTTCTTTGGGCTGCGTATAGACCACGAGAACGACTATCGCAGCGACTTCGTTTTGCACGTAGCGGGCAAGCGCGTGATGAACAAGGTGACCAACGAGTACGAGCTGAGCCTGTCCCAGTTCAATGTTACAGGGGTAATGGAGAAGGCAATTGAGGCCGCCCTGTGGGTTACCGACACTCAGACCTACCGCACCGTGTTTTTCGAAGCTGATCACCTACCGTTCGGCGTCAACATCCGCGGCAAGGACGTGTGGCTTGAACTGAACGGAGTCAGAAAACAGGTCAAGAGCGTTGAGACTCAGGCAGGCAACCGGCAGTACACCTTGAGGGTGGTCTAATGGGTAAGTTCGCCGACCAAGCCCGTAACCTAAGTGTCGACGTAGGTGCCCTCTTCTCTAGGGCGATACGCCAGGCAGTGATGGCTGGGCTGGTGATGGCGGTCCAGGTAACGAAGCACGACTCCTCCAACGCCGCGGTGCATTGGCAGATAGCGGCCAAGGGGCGTAGCCGCCCAGCATCGCGCCGCTACGGGACTCTGCGCGACTTGCGTGAAACATCTACCAGGCCTGGAGTGCCGCCGGTGGGGCGCCGCCGGGATGCGGGCAAAAACGCTGCCCTGACCCAGCGGTTCGTGCGGGACAAGGAGCTGCGTGAAGTAGTAGAGAAGCTGGTCGCCGGACGCAATCCCGCCACAGTGTTCTATTTCTTCAACGCCATAGATCCGGAAACTGAGTACGGCCACAACGCAAACATAGAGGGTGCGGGGCTGGCTGCAGTGGAAGAGGTACGACGTATCTTCGAGAATCGCATGGCCGCTGGCCAGGTAAGGAAAAGCTACCGATGAGCGACTTCATGCTGGAATCACTGTCCGACCTGGATGTCCGCTTTCGAGAGTACGTCCGGACGAAGGTCGACCCTGACATGCTCTACGCCTATGATTTTATAGAAGGCGCGGATCTCAGCGACAACGATGTGGGAGTGCTGTTAGAGCAGGATGAGGAATTCTGGCTGTTCGAGTTGGTCATCGAGCGCACTGGCCGCGCAGGCCCGTCGCAGGTAGCACCACGCAAGGTATTCGGGAGCCTGGACCTCTCGTTGTTTACCAAAGCCCCGCGGGACAAGGTAAAGTACGGCCGCAAGGTCGAAGCAGTTGCGAACTGGTTCCAGGACCAGACCATAAACGGCATCAGGTTCCGCACTTTTGAACCTGTGCCACCGGCCCCGTTGCATGGCTTCACCGCCTACGGCGGTGTGACAAACATTGAGTTTGAAATTTACGTCCAAAGGAGTTGACGGCTATGCCACAAGTCAAGAGTTTTAACGATACGTCCTCGGTGTCGCTGGCATATGCCATCAGCCCTCTGGATAGCAAATCCGACTTCGTCGGCGCCACGCGCGTACCGATGAAGTTGATCCCGTTCACCACCGAAGGCTTCGCCATGCAGAAGGAGTCGAAGACTTCCACTGCAATTCGCGGCGACCGCCGTACCTCTGGTTCGAAGAACACCAAGGGCAGTGCCAACGGCGCGGTCACCGTGGAATTCGGTGCCACTCCATGGATCTTGGACCTGCTCCAGCTCGCGCTGCTGGGCACCTGGAAGGACGTCAATTCCACCGACCCTCTGCAGGGCAAGTTCATCACCGATGGCGAGCTGAAGCAGTACATGGTCGTCGAGAAAACAGTTCGCCAAGGCGCGCTGGCCACCGACCGCCTGGACCATGAGTGGTACTTCGGCACCATCATGAACGACGTCACCATGCAGTTCGGCGATGGTGAGCTGATCACCCTGGCGTGCAACACCATGTCGGCCAATGCTGACTATGGCAATGCGGTTGCGGGTGCCGACGGCCTGGGCGGTTCGGTGGGCAACGCCAAGACCGCGCCGGCCAACTACGAGATCGCTGACAGCTCGAACAACCTGTCGGCCATCGAGATCCGCGACGAAAACGACGACCTGCTCGAAGTGACCTGGAGCGATGCCTCGCTGCAGATCCAGAACAACGCTCGTGAGCAGTCCGGTCTCGGCCACCAGTTCGCTGCGGGTATCGGTGTGGGCAAGGTCGCGGTGACCTTCTCTGGCGAGATTTACTACTTCGACCAGACCATCCTCGACACCCACATGAACAACAAGCGCGTCAGCCTGAAGACCACGGTCTCCACCGCTGAAGGCACCTTCACCATCCAGATGCCGAATCTGATGGCGCAGGCCCCGACCAACAACGCTGAAGGCGAGAACGCTGACTACAAGTCGGCCATGACCCTCACCGCCGAAGCAGGCAAGGTCACCATCGGCGACAACGTCGACGTTCCTTGCGTGATCGCCATCAGCTACGTGCCTACCCCGTAACCTTGGGGCGTGACTCGCGGCGTTGCTCTTGATAGAGTAACGCCGCTAGTTACCGACTTTCCCAAGGATGATCCCTCAAATGCTTATTCTCTCTTCCATCGCGATTGACCCAAAACTTTCTTCCGGCGGCGTGTGGGCTGACTACATGGGCGGCCAATTTCTGCTCGCGCGCAAAGGCGCCAGCTACGACGCGCGGGTTGGCGAGCTGTTCAACCTGAACCGCGAAGTCCTGGAGAAGAAGGACGACGCAGGTAGCATGACCCCCGAGGCCATGAGCAAGCTGCAGGAAATCTACACCATCGCCTTCTGTGAGCAGTGCCTGTTGGATTGGAAGAACGTCGGCGAGAAAGGCGAAGGCGAGCTGGCCTACACCCCCGAGCTGGGCGTGAAGCTGATGCTTGACCCGCGCTACGCCGAATTGGCGAGATTCCTTGAGATGTTCTCGCTGAACCACTCGTACTACCGCGCTGCAGCCGAAGAAAGTGTGGCCAAAACGGTAAAGAGTTCTGCCGTTTCCTGATCACGTATGGGCAGAAGGGGATCCAGGCTTTTCAGGCCCTGGAGAAGAAGTTCGGTAAGAAGCACCCAAAACTTGCCGATTTCCGAGAACCCCTGCCCATCCATCGGTGGCTGGCCAACGCCTTCTTCCGCCTGCACCGCAGGCGGCAGTTCGGCAATACCGGGTATCAGCCGCTGAGCTATCAGGAAATGGCTGACTTCGCAGAGCGAGTTTTACGGCTGCACCCCGAGCAAATGAGCCTCTTCTACTTGACAATGGAGGAAACCGACAACGCCATACTGTATGATCAGTACATGAAGGCGGAGGCTCAGCGAACAGCTGAAGAAAAGGACCCTCCTCGGAAGCCCAAAAGGAAGAGGAAGAGATAAATGGCTCAGTTTGAAGTGGACTTCTCCGAATCGCTGAGCCAGTTGGCACAGTTCCAGTTGCGGCTGGCCAACATGGGTAAGGCCCTCGATACCCTCGAGGCCAAGTCCGGAAAGTCCACTTCAGCTTCCACGAAGCTGCTGGCCACGATGAACGCCGAGTACGACAAGCTCGAGAAGATCCTTGTCGCCTCCGGCGCCGATGCCGAAAAGCTTGGCAAGACCATGCAGACCGTGCGGGACAACGTCAACCTGATGATGTCCGGCCTGGCCGCCAACAACCTCAAAGCCACCGTCCAAGCCAAAGCCTACAACGGCGAGCTGGCTGAACTCGGCCGGCTGCTCAACGATACCGCGAGCAAGAACACCTACAGCGCCTGGCAGCAGAAGACCCTTCAGCTGACCAACAAGATGACCGCCGAGAACTCGTTCCTGCGCGCGGCGATCGCCGCCACGGACAGCGAAGTCGGCAAATCTAATGCGAACCTGAAAGCCAACCTGGCTCACAAGCAGAACATGGCCACGGTGGAGCAGCGGCTGCGTATCACCGGCGACAACCTGACCCTGACCCTGGCGGGCATGACCAGTGGCCAGGGCAGGTCCAACGTGATGACTCAGGCGTACATCGCCGCGCGCCGCAGCCAAATCACCGAAGAGTTCAGGCTGGACAACCAGCTGCGCCAGCTGGAGAAGACCCTGGCCGGGCTCACTGGTGGCCAGCAGGAGCAGATCACAAAGACCCAGCAGCTGATCGCGGCCCGTAAGGCCGAGATCACTGAGACGGCGCGCGAGGACCTGCAGCTGAAGAAGCTGCAAGCCACTCTGGCCAGCTTGACCGGCGGCCGTCAGGAAGAGATCGCCAGGGTCAACGCGCAAATCGCCGCGCGCAAGAAGGCCATAACCGAAGCCACCATCGAGAAGAAAGTCGTCGACGAGATGACGGCGGCGATCAAGCGCGAGGAAGCGGCGCTGGTCAGGCTGCAGGCTCAGGCTCAGCTGGCATCCACCTCGCACGGCCAGCGCGTTACCCAGCTCAAGACGCAGATCGCCGAGCAGGAACGCCACAACAAGCTGCTGGGCATGTCCACTTCGGCCCTACTGGGCTTTGGCGCGGCGCAGACCAAGGTCAACGTAGCCCAGGAGCTAGGCAGTCAGTCGGCCGCTATGCTGCGCGCAGGCCTCACCGGGCTGCATGCCAGCGTCGGCATGTACACCAGCGCCACTGTCCTGGCGGCCACGGCCACCTACGGGATCTCCGCCGCGCTGCGCGACTCGGTCATCACCGGTGCCGAGTTCTACGCAACGATGTCCCGCACCCGCGCGGTGATGTCCGGCGGGGAGGATTCGGCCCCGTGGCTGACCAACGCTCAAGAGCAGTCCCGAGCCCTGGAGATGCAGGTTAGGGCCCTGGGCCAGACGACGGTGTTCACCGCGTCTGAGGTCGGCGACGGTCTGCAGCAACTGGGTATGGCTGGCCTGTCGGCCAACGAGGCTCTGGTCGCGCTGAAGCCAGCACTGCAGCTGGCCAACCTGGCCAACGTGGATATGGGCCGTTCGGCGGACATCGCCACCAACGTGCTGATGACCTTCGGAATGCAGGCCAAGGACCTGCAGGGTGTCGTGGACTTGATGGCCACGGCGGTGAACAACTCCAACGCCGACATCGAACAGCTGGCCAACTCGCTGAGCTACGCTGGCCCAGCGGCCAAGACTGCCGGGTTCTCGATCCAGGAAACCACGGCGGCCATTGAGACTATGGCCAACGTCGGGATCAAGGGCTCTCGCTCCGGTTCCGCACTGCGCCGGATGTTCACCAACCTGCTGAACCCGACCAAGCAGGGCTCCGAGGTCATCAAGAAATACAGCCTGGATATCTTGGATGCGGAAGGCAACACCCGGTCGCTGAGCAACATCATCAACCAGATGTCCAGGGCGTTCAAAGACCTGCCTGGCCCTGAGCGGTTGGCTGCTATCACCGACCTGGTCGGCGTGTACGCTTCCTCGGCAGTGACTGGCCTGGTCGACAATACGGCCCAGTTCAACGAGTTCAGCGCGCAGAACCAGAACGTCGCCGGAGCTGGCGACCGGATGGAGAAGATCATTTCCGACAACCTCAAGTTCGACTGGAAGGAGATGCTGTCCAGCCTTGAGGAAGTCCAGCTGCAGGCCTTCAGCCAACTGGACATGCGCCTGCGCGAGATGACCGCCAACGCCACCAAATACGTTCTGGACTTGATGGAGCCGTATCGCGAGGGCACCGACATCACCAGCCTGGAACGGCTGATGGTGCAGGCGCAAACCTCCGCCGAAGCGATCGCCCGGGTACTGGGCGGCGTGGCCGCGTACAAAATCGCCACAGGCAGCGTGTTTGGCGCGCTGTCGGTGGATGCCAAGGGCGCTTCCGAGCGCCTGACCCTGGTGTCCGAGCGCCTGGCCGCGACCTCAGCCGGCATGACGCAGATGAGCCTGACCACAGGCAATGCCACCACGGCGTTCCGGGTACAGGCTGCTGCTTCGGTGATGGCAGCCAACGGCCTGACCACGCTGGGCACAGGGGCTGCCTGGGCAGCGTCACGTCTCAGCATAATGGCGGCGGCGGCCGGCGCGGTGATGCGCGCCCTGGGCTGGGTGGGTCTGATCTACGGTATCGGCTCGGCGATTTACTCGGTGTTCAGCACGGACACCGACGAAGAGGTGCTGAACCACCGCAACTCTATTGACGACGTCAAGAGCAGCTATGACCAGCTGAAGAAGTCGATTGAGGAGACCGGACTGGCGCGCCAGCGCGCGGCGCTCAAGGAACAGCTGGAGTCCAACAAGCTCGGCGTAGGGGATGTGCAGGCCCGGATCAATTCCCGTACTACCCTGCTTCAGCAGGGTGTGGCGGCCGGGCTGCCTGAAGAATCGCTGAAGCCTGTGCGCGATGAGTTGGACGGCCTGCAGGCGATGCTCGGCACGTTCGAGGCACGGGTCAAGGAATCCCAGGTGTCGCTGGACGGGCTGGGCAAGACCACCAACGATTACGTCGACGAAGGCCAGGCACACGCCAACCGCCTCGCGGAGCTGGTCAAGCTGACCAATGACCTGGCAATCGCACAGACCAACCTGTCGATCTCGCTGGCGCAAGGCGGCGGAGACTTCGGCGCAGGCGCGGCCGGCTCGCAAGCCATGGTCGATGCGCTGACCAAGCGCCGTAACGAGTTGATGGCCGCGGCGCAGGGCAGCGCTAACAACGTACAGCAGACCCGCGCCAACCTACCAACAACCGAAGCCCAGCTAGGCAAGATCCAGGCGGATCTGCGCGCGCAGGCTGACGCTAAGAATTACGAGAAAATCACACCGCTGGCCCAGCAGTTGCTGGACAACGAGAAGGCCATCACCGCCGAGAAGGAGAACCAGCGCCAGCTGATCGAGAAGGGCGCGGCGGCGGTGGCAGCCAACGACATGGCCGCGCGCCCAGGGCTGCAACAGCTAGAGAGTTCGGCCAAGACCATGGCGCAGCTCGAGTCGGATCGCGAGGTCCTGCTGACCAAGCTCAAGGACGACGAGCAGAAGCTGGCCGAGGCCAAACGCGCCTCGGCGCTGGTCACCATGTCCGAGACGGAAAACCTCGCTGCGCAGAAGAAGCAGCTCGAGGCGATCCGCGCGGAGATCCAGGCGGCGGAAGCACCAGGTGAGGGTAAAGCAGCCGACACCAAAAACCTGACCAGGCTCTACGGCGAACAGGCGAAAATCCTCGGCCAAATCAAGAGCATGGAGGGCAAGAGCACCAAGGCCGCCGGCCGCTCGGACAAGACAGCCGAGCGACAAGCAGAGGAAGACCTGCGAGCCTATACCGCCCTGGCCAAGAAATTCGACGAGGCCAGCTACGCGCAACTGGATCTGGCCAAGGGCACAGAGGCTATGCGCCGCCTGCGCGCCGCGGGCACCATCACCATGGAGCAGGAGGACAAAGCCCTTGGTGAGCTGAACCTGAAGTACTACCAAGCTGTCAACGCGCTGGACAAGCAGCACACGGCCCTGGAGAAGCTGCGAGACGGTTACTCGCAGTCGCCGTTTGGTATCGCCGCCAACGACCTGGCTGTGCTCAACGACAACCTGCAGCGCGGCACGATCAGCCTGGAAGAGTTCAACCGGATCTACATGCAGATCCGCGAGAAGCAGCTAGACCAAGCGACCTCCGGCCTGCCCACAGCAGGCTTGACCACAGGGGATGCCTCCAGCTCGCCGTTCACTGACCTGGTTTCGACGGTGGTCGAAGCGTCCGACGGCAACAAGGCCTATGAGAAGCGCCAGCTGGAGCTAGAGAAGAGTCTGGAAATCCAGTTGGCCGCCAACGAGCGCGAGCGCCAGCTGCAGACCGAGCAGTTGAACGCCAAGCAGTTGGAGCAGCAGGCGCACGCTGACGAGATGCTGCGCATCGAGAAGACTTACCAGGATCAGAAGTCCGCCATCCAGCGCACTGCCGGCGAGCAGCAGGGCGCGGTCGCCACCCAGTACGCCAAGTACCAGGAAGAGATGGGCAAGATGGCCCTGATCGGCGCCATGGCCTCGGCCGGTAACATCCTGGGGATGTTCGCCAGCGCGGCTGAGGACGCTAGCGCTGCACAGAAGATCGCCTTCGTCGCACAGAAGGCCCTGGCCGTTGCACAGATCATCATGTACACAGAATTGGCGGCTGCCCGGGCAACCGGCGAGATGCCGTTCGGCATGGGCATTGGACTGGCCACGTTCATCCGTGCCACCGGCTACGCCAACGCAGGGTTGGTAGCAGGCCTGGCGATCGGCCAATTGGCCGGTGGGTCCTCGTCTGGTGGTGGGGGAGGCGGCGGTGGCGGCATGACCATGTACGACACCGGAGGATTCATCCCTTACAACCGCACCGGTATCGTCGGCGAGTACGGCCCTGAGCTGGTCTCCGGCCCTGCCCACGTCACCGGCCGGGGCAACAGCGCATCCAAGCTGGCGAGTCAGTCGGGAGGCGGCAACAACTACGAGATCGTCCTGGCACCGGTAATCCAGATGGCGCCTGGCACGGGCGGAGGGGATGCAGGCGAGACTCGACAAATCCTGGACACGGTAAAAACCGTGGTGGTCAGCACGATGAAGGATATGATCCGCCCGCAAGGTATGCTGGATAACTGGCTGAGATCGACAAGGGATAATTGAGATGGCTGATCCGTTTCCACCGGCAGGCGTTGAACTGCCAAACCCCGACTGGGATTTCTCCAACACGCCCCAGGCCAACGTCGAGGTGCACAAATTCGGCGATGGCTATGAGACCCGTGAATCCGTTGGGCTGAACTCGGTCAGCGAATCCTTCACGCCTAAGTGGTCCAACCTCTCTCCCGAGGTTGGCGAGGCGTGCTACGACGACCTGCTACCCAAGCTCAAGAAGACCGGGGTCATCTGGACTCACCCTGTACGCGGTACTCCTATCAAGGTGATCCCTGAGGCTATCAGCCTGACCTACGACACCTTCGACAACGTGGTACTCGACATCAGCTTCCGGCAGGACTTCAACCCGGGCTAAGGATTTTGACATGGAACTCATTGCAACGGATGCACAGAGGCTCTCTCGCGATCCTCAGATTTTCCTCTACGAGATAGACGCACGGGCATACGGTGACGCGGTGTTGCGGTTCACCCCCATCGTCGACGGCCAGGAGAACTGGCCAGTGCAGTTCGGCGGCAACATCTACTCCAGGCTGCCTATTGAGGCCACCGGGTTTACCTGGAATGGGGTAGGCACCGCGCCGAGACCGACTTTGACAATGGCTGCCAAGGACCTGATTTTCCTCAGCCTGGTGCTCAACGGCGACGATCTCATCGGCTGCCCAGTGCGCCGCATACGCACCTACCGCAAGTACCTCGACGACGGCACATCACCCAACCCTTCAGCCACCTTCCCGATCGATCACTATGTGATGGAGCGCAAGGCCAAGCAGGTCCGAAAGATGCTGTCCTACGAGCTGTCCACCCCGATGGACCAGCAGGGAAAGAAGATACCCGCGCGCCAAGTGATTCGTGATACCTGCATGCACCGCTTTCGTTATTGGGCAAATGGGCAGTGGAATTATCAGGGCGTGACCTGCCCCTACGCAGGCGCAGCTATGTATGAACCGAACGGCCAGCCGACTTTAGATCCTACTAAAGCAAAGTGCGGTAAGCGATTGAGCGACTGCAAAAAACACTTTGGTGTTGGCGCAGTGCTACCAATGTTTGCCTTCCCTGGGGTTGGCCGGATAAGCTAGCGCAACTAGGGAGAGTGAGCATGCTGCAGCTATACACGGAACACCTCGAGCAGATCCGCGCCGAAGCCCTGGAGGTATTCCCTCAAGAGGGAGCCTGGCTTATCACGAAAAAAGGCTGCAGGCAGGTCAGCAACATCGCTGAAGACCCTGAAAATTTCTTCGACATCTCGGCTACCGACATCAAGGCCGCCACGAAAGAGGGCCTTCTCGCTGTCGTGCACAGCCACACCAACGGTAACGCGTACCCTGGCGTTATGGACATGCAGTACCAGATCAACACCGACGTGCCCTGGGGCATTGTGGTGTGTGACGGGGTCAACTCCAGCGGAATCACCTGGTGGGGAGGCAAAGGTCCAGAGCAGACGGATGACCTGCTGGATAGAACCTTCTGCCACGGGGTGACCGACTGCTACTCCCTGCTGCGGGATTACTACGGCCAGGTCTTCGGGATTACGCTGCCGATGATGCCGCGCCAGTGGAAGTGGTGGGATGAGAACCCCAATTTCATTCTGGAAGGCCTGGAAGAGACCGGCTTCTCGCGGATCAAGGATGACCCTCGGCCGGGCGACGTTTGGCTGGCGAGTATCGGGGTTAGAAATGGCGCGCTGACGCACTGCGGCATCTTGCTGGAAAATGAGCTGACCCATCATCACCCTGGAACAGGGGAGCCGGTCAGCCAGCGCAAGGCGGTGATCGAGCCGATCTACCGCTACATCAGTTTGATCGGCATGTGGGTAAGGCACAAGGAACGCGCATGAAGACCCTGTATCTGCATGGATCCGCAGCACAGTTCGGCGAGAAGTTCGAGCTCGACGTTCGCAGTCCTCGTGAGTTTTTGCACGCCCTGGCTTTGCAGATCCCGGGATTCCGGGAAATGATCCGTGAAGGAGAATGGCACATCCTGCGCGGCCCCATGGAGCTTGAGGACGACGACGACGAAGAGAGCATTGACGTGGCCTTGGGCGACGTCACCGAAGTCCACTTGATGCCGGCTATCCGTGGCGCAGGGGGCGGTAACGGGGGCATCTTCTCAATTATCCTGGGGATCGTAGCTATCGTAGCTGCCCCCTTCACCGGTGGTATGTCGACCGCGCTGTACTTCGCCGGTGCCGGCCTGATCGTCGGCGGCATCATCCAGATGACCATGAAGATTCCCGGGGCGTCGACGACCACGGGAGAGTCGGCGGACAGCAAGGCATCGTTCCTTTTCTCCGGCCCCAAGAACGGCTCCACACAGGGTGTAGCGATCCCCCGTGGATACGGCCGCTGCAGGTCCGGCAGTATCGTGGTCAGCGCTGGATTGTTTGCGGAGCGTATCCTTTGAGTGCTATGGAGAAAGTTGTATACGGCCCAGTGATGCATAGCTGGCCGTCCAAGGCAGGGTACGTAATGCCAGACCTGATCGGCCTGGATATGGAGATTCGCGGCGCAGGCGGGGGCGGAGGGGGCGGAGAAGCCCACACACCTGTCGAGGCGCCGAACACCTTGCAGAGTGTGGTCAAGGGCCGCATCCTCGACATGATCGCTTACGGGCCGATTTACGGCCTGGTTGAAGGGCTGAAGTCCGTGTACCTGGACGGCACGCCAGTAATGAACCAGGATGGCAGCACCAATTTTTCCGGCTGCAAGCTGACCACCAGAGAGGGCTATCCGGAACAGACCCACATCGAAGGGTTCCCTTCGGTGGAAAGCACCACAGAGATCAACACGGAGGTCAAGCTCGCCGCGCCGGTTGTTCGCTCGATTAGCAACAATGATGCGGACGCTGCCCTGGTGACAATTCAGTTGCAGGCGCTATCTCAGCAGAAACCGAATGGTGACATTGTTGGTTACAGCGCCTCTATAGCGATTGATACCCGCTCTGATAACGGTGCGTGGTCCACGGCGGTCAACGACACAATCACTGGCAAGACCACCTCACCTTTCCCTGTCACCTATCGAGTACCTCTGGACGGAGTCGGTCCTTTCGATATCCGAGTTAGACGTACCACTCAAGAGAGTGAAGAGGGGGTGCGCCAGGACAAGATCAGTTGGACGCTGTTGACTGAGGTCATCGAAGAGAAGCTCAGCTACCCGAACATCGCTCTGGTCGGCATCGAGATCGACTCCAAGCTGTTCGGATCTTCAATGCCGTCGCGCAGCTACGATGTCAAGCTGTCTATCATCAAGGTACCGAGCAACTACAACCCGGAAACGCGGGTGTATACCGGGTTGTGGGACGGCACGTTCAAGATGGCGTGGACCGATAACCCTGCCTGGTGTTTCTACGACCTGGCCACGCACCCCGTAATCGGCGCCGGCCTCACCGACGTGGACAAGTGGGTTATCTACCAGATCGGGCAGTATTGCGACCAGTTGGTACCGGACGGATACGGCGGCATGGAGCCCCGGTTCACCTGCAACACCATTTTCTCCGACCAGGAGGACGCTACCGTCGCGCTGAACACCCTGGCCAGCTGCTTCCGTGGGATGTCCTACTGGGGCACCAACACCATGGTAGCGGTAGCGGACATGCCGTCCACGCCGGTGAAGATCGTCAGCCCGGCCAACGTCATCGACGGGGACTTCGAATACAGCGGCACCAGCCTGCGCGAGCGGCACTCGGTGGCTGTGGCCATGTGGAACGACCCTGATGATGAAGGGCGCGCTGTGCCTGAAGTCTACGAGGATCCTGAAAGCATTGAGCTGTACGGCTGGAGAGAGACCCGGGTAACCGCGGTTGCGTGCAACTCGCGTGGCCAGGCACGGCGGCTGTGTAAGTGGATCCTGTATTCCGAGCGGATGGAAACGCAGACGGTCAACTACAAGGCTTCGCTGGATCACGCCGACGTCCGCCCTGGGGACATCGTTGAAATCGCCGACCCTTACTATCAAGGGGCGAGGATGGGGGGCCGGGTTATCACGCCAGGCAACAAGACCTTGACTCTGGACCAGGTACCGGATCCGCAGACCCTGGCACTCAGCGGCAACTGGTACCTAAGTGTGGTATTGCCGGACGGCAGTATCCCTCGTATGCCGGTCAGCTCGTTCAACGGTAATCAGGTGATCCTCACTGGCACGCTGAGTGACTTGCCAATAGCCGGCGCGATATGGGCGCTCACCGCCACAGAGCTGCAACTGCCCCAGTTCCGGGTTGTCACGGTCAACGAAGACGATAGCAGCAGTACCTACACCATCACCGCGACCGAGTACGACCCGCGTAAGTACGACATCGTCGAACTGGACCTGGTGCTGCCTGACCGCCCTACCAGCACCCTGCCGACCGGGCCGATCGCAGGGCCCTTGGATCTGTCCTTCGAAGCCTACACCTACTTCGCTGGATCCACGCGCCACCAGGGCCTGATCATCAGCTGGACCCCTCCCAAGGACGTGCGGGTCACGGACTACATCCTGGACGTTAAGTCGCCAGATGATGGGGGATTCCGGACGGTCTACACCGGCGCGGGGACTTCCTACGATTTGAAGGATGCGATAGGCGGGGAGTGGGTCATCCGCGTCAGATCCTCAGCATCCGGCATCCCGGGCGCCTGGACCAGCCGAGTTGTGCAGATCGCACACATGCTGCTGCCGGTCCCACCTGATTCAATCGTGGTCACACTGGGCACGTTCTCTATCACGCTGACGCCTGTCACCGCGTACCCTGACGCACTTTGGGAGTTCTGGCGTAGCGATGTACCGCTGCCCGCTGACTTGATCACCACCAATGCCATCAAGCTGCCCACCGGGCCGTACCTGGTGGACACACCGCTGCGCGCCGGCCGCACTTACTTCTACTACGTGCGAGGCACCAACCAGTACGGGTTGTCCGCTTGGTATTCGACTCAGGGCACCACCCTGGAAGATTACGAGGACATCCTGAACGCGGTCACAGAGGACATCCTCAACGGCGATCTCTACCAAGAGATCAACGACATGATCGTGCCGATCGCTACCAATACAGCTACCACGGTGGTGAACGCTGCGGTCGCGGACCTGCAGGACCAGATCGATAACCTGGAAGACGCTCTCGCCTACAACCCCAACGATCCCTATGTACCTCCAAACGTGGTACGTCAGGGCAAGGACCTGTACCAGGCTATCAACCCGGTACCCGCTGCACCAGACGGCAGCAATGCCCCTCCAAACCCTCTGTACTGGAAATCGGTAGGACAGATCCTCGAGGACGCTAACGGCCTGGTAGCACAGGTCGAGCAGAACCGAACCGATATAGTCAAGGTGGACGACCGAGTCACCTATACGGCGTCTCAGATGACTAGTCTGCGCGCTGCTTGGCGGGACCGAGACGACGACGCTGAACTCGAAGGCGCGCTGAATGATTACGACGCTACCGCTTCGTTCAAACAGCAAATAAAGGTGCTGGCAGAGGAAGACCTGGCGCTAGCCCAGCGGATCACTGAGCTGAAAGCTACCGTTGACGATGAGATCAGCGCGTCACTGACTGAACTTGAGCTGGCTATGGCAACCGCGGATTCCGCGCTCTCTCAGAGAATCACCACCCTTGAAGCCACCGTTAATGAGGATATAGCCGCGGCGATCCAACAGGAAGCCACCGCCCGGGCTGACGCAGATGCGGCAGAGGCCCTGGCCAGGCAGACCCTCAGCACGGACTACAACAACAACAAGGTGATAGTACAGAGCAGCCTGAGCGCCTTGTCAGATGCCGATAGCGCCCTGGCATCCAGCATCACCACCTTACAGAGCACGGTGAATGGCAACAGCGCCTCTATACAAGTTGTGCAGCAGGCGCAGGCAAGCTTGGAGGACGGGCTGTCCTCTCTGTACGCCGTCAAGCTGCAGACGACCGTAGATGGGAAGGTATATGCAGCCGGCATGGGCATAGACATCACCACCAACGGAGGTGTGACGCAAAGCCAAATTCTGTTCCAGGCAGATCGCTTTGCACTGATCAGCACCGCAAGCGGCATCGTGACGATTCCCTTCTTCATTGAAGGCAACAGCACGTTCATTAACACCGCTCTAATCAAGAACGCGACCATTGACTTCGCCAAAATCTCTGACACGCTGCAATCCACCAACTTCGTGGCTAACTCGTCAGGGTGGAGACTAGCGAAGAACGGGGATTTCGAAATAAACGGGCTGGTGGCAGGACAGGGCCGGGTTAAGATCACCAACCAGGTGGTACTGGTCTACGATTCAAATGGCACGTTGCGTGTGCGGTTAGGGATATGGGCCTGATATGCCTCAGGGACTACAAATTTGGAATGCTGCAGGGGTTTTGCAGCTTGACGTAACTACCCGGCTGACAAGGCTTGAGGGGTCTATCAGCACGGGCACATCTAACGGATCGTTTGTAATACCGTTATCCAGCGGTACGCCGTTTATAGTCCTAATGGACAATAGCCAGATATATTTCAGGAGGGGCCCTGGGGTGTGGTTGGACATCCCTAGCAGGACCATTCACTGGGCCTTCAGTACCTCTGTTTTCGCCCCCACTCCAAGGGTTTCCTACGTTATAAAATACGGGTACTACTAATGCCAGCGGGTCTTCAGGTATTCAACAACGGGGGGGTTCTTCAAATAACGGAAAGTTATAAGAACTACCTGTTCGAGTCTAAATTAACCCTCACAGGCGTGATAAATTTGGTCTTCCCCCGCAACGGGTGGTTTTATCAAATAGTAGCCCCGAACGATTCTATGATAGCTTTCAGACCCTCCCCTGGGATAGACGTGGGTCTCTACGCCACAACTATCGGAGCTACCACCACGACGTACGAGTTTGTGTCGCCTACCACAGGTCCCGACAACCCGGTCTGTAGCTTCTATATATTTTCTGTTACCAAGTCCCCTCCCAGCGTCAAGTACGGGCTGGAGATTTACGCTGCGAATGGCACCTTGGCGTTTTCCTCCAACAACCAATACATGAAACCGATATTCACCTGGTCGGGCCAGGACTACCAGGCGGACGTTTACGCCAACGAGACTCCCTACGGAAAGCTCATGTACGCAGGGGCAGGGCCAAATATGGCAGTCACCGTGGCTGGCCCTGCCGGAGTCTATGTAATGAGCGCGTTCTCTGACGGGGATGGGACCACATGGTGGGATGAGGACATCTATTCCTGTGCCTACGCTTTCGTCAATGACAGCCTATACATGCAGGACGTAAGCGCGGGAGGTAGGAGCGGACAATTCCAGGGCACCATTACCCAGGGGGGCTACTACTACAGTCAGTACTACGGAATGATGGTTGACATAACAGGGCTGTGAGCCATACACCTTGGTTCATGGTAATCTGCCGCCACTCAGCGACTCAAAGGAATAGGCCATGTGGTACAAGGAAGGCACGATCAGTGTGGTACAGGGGTCCGCTGGGGTCACAGGTGTAGGCACGAACTTCGTTTCCAACACTCGAACTGGAGACATGTTCGTAGGGCCTGATGGAAAAATCTACGAGGTTGTCAACGCACATGATCAGCTGACCCTGGGTATCAGCCCTGCCTATGCGGGGCCCTCGGTGAGTAACACACCCACCTACTACGTGGTGCCCGTCCAGGGCTACGTCAAGCTCGCGGTGGACAGGCTCCATACCATCACCGAAGGTATTGCGAATATAGACGCTGACGTGGCAGCCGCTGCGCTCAGCGCGGCGCAGGCAGAAGCCAGCCGGCTGGCGGCGGAAGTGGCTGAAGCTAATGCTGCGGCGTCCCAAGGCCAGGCCAGTACGGCAGAAACCAACGCAAGCGCAAGCGCTGCTTCTTCCTTGGCATCGGCCACCGCGTCCCAAACTAGCGCGGAAGCTTCCGCCGCTTCTGCAGCGCAGGCGTTGTCATCGGCTACTGCCTCGGACCAGAGTGCCGATGCGGCGGCTGCTAGCGCCGCCGCGGCGGCGGCCAGTGAAGGGGCGGCGGCGGCCAGTGGTTTGGAAGCTGCTGCATCAGCGAGCGCTGCATCCTCGAGTGAAGGCGCGGCGCTTGCATCCGAAACAGCGGCAGCGGGCTCTGCCCAGGATGCGGCTGTATACAGGATAGCTGCGCAGAATAGCGCTGCGGCAGCTCTAGGCAGCGAGAATGACGCGGCGGGATCCGCTGCGGAAGCTGCTGGGTACAGAACAGAGGCGCAGACGGCACGCGACGTTACATTCACTGCGCGCGATGAGGCCGAGGTCGCACGGGACCAAGCTGTAGAAGCGGCAGGTACGGTTATAGGCGGATTGGTGGAAAGGGGAAACATCGACCTATCCAGCGGCAGCTACCCTGCGGTGCCCTCCACCTCTTCCTTCTGGAAAGTAACGGCTGGTGGCACAGTTTCAGGGGATGAATACGGGGTTGGCGATACCCTGGTCTATTCCAACACGCTTTCCAGCTTTTACAAGATCGACAACACTGAGTCGGTCACATCAGTAGCGGGCTTCCAGGGAGTCGTCACTAAGGTCCAGCTTGGTATCGATCAGATCGACAACACTCCTGACGCGGCTAAACCTGTGAGCACCGCTCAACAGTCGGCGCTGGACCTGAAGGTGGCTAAATCTGACATCATCGATAACGTCACCACCGACGATGCGACCAAAGTGCTGTCGGCCAAACAAGGTAAGTTCCTTTATGAACTCCTTCAATCGAACAACGTCAGTGCGGTAGCTTACAAATTCGTCACTACCGCAGGTCAGACCACCCTTACAGGGCTTGATAGTGGTGGGAAGAACTTGGTTTATACCCCCGGCGCGGTGATGCTTGTGACCGGGCAAGGCTTCGACTATTGGGATGGATACGATTACACCGCTACTGACGGCACGTCGATTGTATTCACTGAAGCTTTCGTTGCAGGTGAAGAGATTGGAGTGGTCGTATTTGGCACCTTCAGCTTGGCAGATCATTACACCAAAGCCGAAGATGATGCGAAGTTTGTAGCTAAGACCGAGGTTATTGACCTTGCTCACGGCGGTACTGGTGCAACGACTGCTGCTGCTGCAAGGACTGCTCTTGGGTTAGGGGCGGCGGCTGTTGCACCTATTGTGGGAACTGTGAGCCAATCTGGTGGGGTACCTACAGGGTCTATCATTGAATCTGGTAGTAATACTAACGGTTCATATACTAAGTATGCTGATGGTACGATGATTTGTCGTAATACTGTAGATTTAGGGTCGATCGCTGTTACGCAAGTCATTAACTCCCCAATGCACGCCTCGGCAGTTGTGCCTGGGAAAACTTTTGCTATGCCATTCGCTGTTTTTCCTAATTGTCACTTACAAGTAATTTCGTCAACAGCAACAGCTTATGTTGGGACCCCTGGATTACCATCACTATCAGCTTCCCAGTCATTTTATATAATTGCACCGACAGCAAACAACATAAGCTGCACTATTGTAATAACCGCAATCGGTAGGTGGTTTGTATGACAATTTCATTGGCTAAAAGCTTATCTAAACTTCGTATACCGGTCCCAGTTTCTATGGGGGGTACTGGAGGTACTACGCAATCAGCGGCTAGGACAGGATTAGGGCTAGGGTCCGCCGCTGTTGCGAATATTGTAGGGACTGTCTCGCAGTCGGGGGGTGTTCCTACAGGGTCTATTATTGAGACTTCTACTAACACCAACGGAACTTTTATCAAATACGCTGATGGGACGATGATTTGTCATCGCACTGCTACGTTTCCAAACATTGCGATGACTTCGCTTCTAGGTAGTATCTATTACTATGGGGGTGCTTTAGCTGGCTCGCCCTACGCTAGTACTTTCGTATCGCTACCCTCTGTCACACTATCGCTTTCTGGTCCTGGTGGGCAAGTTGTATGGGCCGCGCTTGTTGCGGTAGGTACAGTTTCAAGTGGTCCTGTTATCTATCCTGTGTCGGCCTTTTCTACAACTACAACTGTTACAGTTCTACAAATAGCTATCGGGAGGTGGTTCTAAATGAAAATTATACTAAGTCCTCAACGTCGTGACGATACCCTCGACGTTATCAAAAATGGCGATATCCTTACTGTAAATGGTGAAGATTTCGACCTGTCGCCAATTGGTGAAGGTGACACGCTGCCTTGGGGTGCTATTAACTCCCTTTGGTTCGCAGGCGATATTGATCGCGTCAATGGTGAGCTAGTACTCACATTGTTGCTACCAAATCCGTGGAATTATAGCCAGGAACAGGCATTCCCAGTTCCATTGGAAAACGTCCCCGATGGTCCGGTCGCATTTCCGTCACCCCGTGAGCCCACAGAAGAAGAACTGCAACAACGAGCAGATTTATTTGCTCAGGCTCAACTGAGTCCAGGGAGCAGCCTGTTGGTTTAACCAATAAGGCAGCTGGTGAAAGTTTAGTATTTAATGCTGTCAAAGTAGAGGCGCCCAATGAGCAATATTGACTGGTCCAAACTGATCACCAAAGCCATGAAAGACGAGGCTGCTGCCGCAGCTATTCGCGCCCAGCTAGTAATTATTGAAGATGCTTGGCGTAACGCTGAAATCGCGGTCATTGGCAACCAGCTAATGGCTATCGAAGAAGCCGAAGCAGGGGAAGAAGTGCCGGACCTCATGCCAGGCACTCGCGCACAATGGTTGGCGTACCGAACTAAAGTCCGCGCCTGGAAAGAGGGCCATGTAGATTTTCCAGATGCCAGTAAAAGGCCCGTTCGCCCAAGCTGATCCGACCGGTACCACCTTGGATCCTTGTGAACAAGGTGGCAAACCGCTATCCTGCGGCCACACGTTATAAGGAAATAGCCGCTGATGACTACTGATCCAGCTTCGAGTACAGGGTGGCTGACGGTCTCTGCAGTCTACGCGTGGTCCATACTCGAGCAGCTGCACCCTGGCTCGGCGATGGGCGCCTCGTTTGGGTGCGTGTTCTTCGTCCTCCTCCCTGACCCCGTAGTATCTTCCTGGTTCCTAAAACTTATTCGCAAAATCGGACTCACAGTGGTGTCTTGGGGGTTCGGATACGCTGTGGGTATTGCGTTTTCCAGCAACAGCTCAATGCTGGCAGCGGTCATAGGGGCAGCTGTAGCTTCTGCGGTTCTCGGTGCCCTCAACCTGATGGTTAAAAACGACGGGGACCTTCCACAATGGATGTCCTCGATGATTAACGCAATCCTACGGTTAAAGCGAGGCGGCGATGAGCAATGATCCTACTTACGGGGAAGTGCTTCTAAGCATTCGCATTGTGCTCCACATGATCACATTCTTCTCGGTGATCGCTTACAGCAGTGAGCACCGCACACGGATGTTCTCCAGTGTCCTGGCCTTCGGCCTTGCAGGCACATCACTGGCCCTGGCCACGCAGGGCTACTCCGGCTTTGCCCACATAGCCCCGAACTCCGAAATCTGGCTGGTGTTGTTCGTAGCCATCGTCACGATCCTGGTTGTCGCCAACGGCGGCAACGTCGCAAAAGTCCTCCACCAAGCACGAAAGAGAATGCCCTATGGACGCTAAAACGTTGGCTGCAGCAGTCGGGATCCCCCTCGCGCGCGCGAACAAGTGGGTCGACGCTATCAACGCAGCGCTGGAATACGCTGACATTACCCTCCCTCGCTCGATTGCCTCCTTCCTCGCACAGACGGGCCACGAAAGTTTGAGCTTCGGCGTGGTCAAGGAGATGGGCAGTGACGACTACCTGAGCAAGTACGACACGGGCCGTCTGGCAGAACGACTGGGCAACACGCCTGAGAAGGACGGGGATGGTCAGCTGTACGCAGGACGCGGCCTGATCCAGGTTACCGGCAAGAGCAACTACGAAGCTTGCAGCCTGGCGCTGTTTGGTGACCGCCGCCTGCTCGAGCAACCGGAGCTGCTGGAGATCCCTAAATACGCTGCCCTGTCGGCAGCTTGGTTTTGGAAGAAGAACAAGCTCAACAGCCTGTCCAACGACATCATGGCGCAGACCAAGAGAATCAACGGCGGCTACAACGGTATTGAGGACCGCAAGAAACGTATGAGTAGGGCTATGCTAGCGTTGGACGCTGCGTGATGTTCGACCTCAAGGTCCTGATCATCGCGGTTGGCGCTGCGCTGGCTATCGGTCTAGGGGCGGGCGGGTACACCGCCTGGCAGATCCGTAGCACGCAGGCCGACCTGGACCTGCTAGGGCTGCGAAAGACCTTTGATGACGCCACAGCCGCTGCCAAGGAAGAGGCCAGGCAGGCGGAGCAGGCGCTGCAGCTGCAGATCAACGAACTGGGAAAGAAGGCACGCGATGAACAGAAGCAGATTACTGACAACGTCGCTGCTGCTGGCGACAGCACTACTGGGCTGCTCAAAGCAGCAGATCAGCGTATCAGTGCCGCCGCCTGCGATCCCGGAGTTGCCCGCCGAGGCCAGGCAGCAACCTCGGCCGCCTTTCTGTATTCCCAGCTGCTTGGAGAATCTCAGCACCTGGCAAAAGGGTTGGCAGAAGAGGCTGACCGAGCCAGAGCCGCCGGCGCCAGCTGTGAAGTAGCTTATGATTTGGTGCGAAAGGGATTGAAGGGTCTTGCGAAGGGGCCGGTCGTAGCCGGTGGGTGATGGGAAGGGCGGCCGGGGCCGCCCTTTTTGTTGCTAAGCGTGGGTCCACCAAAACTTGCCGAAGACCGTGCTGCCATCGAGCAGCCGGTACTCCATGTTTCCCTCACGCTCGGACAGGTGCCGAGTCCGGAAGGCGATGACGACGGCATCAGATTGCGTGATGCCGACCCCGCAGCCACTCTCATCGTGGCACTGTTCACCAGCAGGCAGCTTGATGTACATCCAGGCCCCCACCGGGGCCAGGTTGCCTGGTGGGTTCCAGTGGGTCATCTCTTCAACGTGGCCACAATGTTGACAGCGTTCGCCGAGGACTGCTTCCAGGGTCATCTCAATTTCCTCGCGAGGGCAGAGGCGTCCGCCTCAGCAGTCTTCTCGAAGCGCGGCATTCCATTGCGCAGTCCCATGAAGTTGCCGATAGGGCGAGACCAGATGGCGCCGTCCTCACCCTTATGGATCACCAGCAGCTCCTCCCGGTCATCATCCTTGGCCAGGCAAAGCACGGTGTAATCCCGGCCGGACTGGTGCCGGAAGGTTTCGCCGGCCTTCGGTATTTCCGTCATTGTGCGCGACATCGTTATCCCTCACATTTTGCATGGAAAGTGGGCTTGGTTCTCCACTCGGCGACCTTGATCGCCAGCTCGTCGTGGATCTGTGCCCGGGTCTTCAGGCTGCCGTCGTCGTTCGTGTTGAACGGGTTCAGCGTCTGCATGAACTTGGTGGAGCGGTTGGCCTTCTTCCCGCACACCGGGCAGGTGCCCGACTTGCTTGGGTTGACGGTCACTTCTTCGAAGGTCATTCGGGTTGTGCGCATGAGATACTCCTTGCGGGAGATGGATACAGTGGACATCTGACAGTGTTCGATGGACAGCTCACCGTCGCCAGGGACGCTAACCACCACAGGCTCGTCCCATGGCAGTACGATGCCATTCCAGACCAGCTCACCACCGTCTTCGGTGGTGAATTTGATCTCGGTAGGGCCGACCAACGAGCCGCAATGGAAGTGGGCTCGGGTAATCACCAGGTCGTGGGTCATATCAGCTCCCCACGTTGACGATGTTTTCCGCCAGCGCTTGGTCAGTTTCACGGTGGGTGATCAGCAGCACCTGCTTGGCGCTACCGGCGATCATGGCAGCCAGGGAGGCTGCGTTGTGCTCACGGCACGACTCGGTGGGCTCGTCGAAGATCAACAGGCTGTCCTTGCCGTACAGCGCGCGGGCCAGGCCAATGCGCAGCGACACACCAATCATAGCCTTCTGCGCGCCCGAGGCACTCGATGCCGGAGCCATGATGCCCTCTTCCTCGAACTGGAACTCGCCGTCATCGTTGCCGATGCGGGTGATCAAATCCTTGGAGGCAGTGCGCACCAGCTTGCTGGCCACGCCCAGGATGGTGTCCCACACCTCTTTGAGGTACTGCTGGCGACGCTCACGCAGGAACTGGACCAGGCGGCTGTACTTCTTGGCGGCCACCTGGTGTTCCAGCGCTGCAGCGATGTCAGCCTGCAGGCCGGTCAGCTTCTCCTCGGCCAGGTCGCGCAGCTGGGAGCAGTGCTTCAACTCCAGTGCTGCAGCGTTGACGGCCGCCTGCAGTTCGGCACGCTTCTCTTTCCAGCGGTTCAGGGCGTCCTGGTAGGCTGTCTCAGCCACTTCAGCAGCGCGTACCTCAGCGTCGGTAGGCGGCTCAGGCATAGCCTCCAGTTCGTCGTTGAGCAGCTGCAGCGTGACCTCGTTGGCCAGCAACGCCTTATCAGCCTTTGCCAGTGCTTCGGTGTCGGCGTTGAACGCCTCGTTTGCTGCCGTCAGACCTTTCAGTTTGGCGTTGAGCTCAGCATAAGCCTCGCGAGAGGCCGTCAGCTCCGCGGTAGCGGCGTCCAGCTCGGCTTGGATCACCTCTGCCTTGCGCAGGCCCGCCAGGGCAGCTGTGTTCGACTTGAAGCCCTCCGCGGCCTTGTCAACCGCAGCTGCAGCTGCGTTGTAGGCAGCCAGCCTGCCTTGCAGCTCCGTGCGGCGAGTTTTGCAGGCGGTGATGTCCTTCTGCAGCTCAGCAACCGAAGCCTTGCGGGTCTCCCAGTATTGCTTGGCTTCCTCCGCCTCCTCGGCCAGTTTGGCAGGGTCGTGATCTTCTTTGGCCCGGTTGCAGGTCGGGCACACGGCGCCGGCCGAGAGCATGCTGAGGTTGTCGTAGGCACCTTTGGCCTTGCCGACTTCTTCCTGGCGCGCGGCCAGATCGGTTTCACCGGCAGGGATGGCCTTGTCGAGCAGGGCGATCTCGGCGATGACCTCGTCCTCCTCGAACTCCTCGAACTCAGCCCAGTCAGCGTTGAACTCCACCTGACGGGTATCCAATACCAGACCCGACTCGTCGGTGTCCTGCTGCACAGCTTTGCGGTGAGCCAGCTCGTCCTGCAGGTTCTTCTCGGCAACAGCCAACTCGCCGCCAGTGTTACGCGCCTGTTGCATCTCAGCGCGCAGGGCAGCCTCGTCCTGCAGGGAGCGACCTTCAAGGCGCGCTTTGGCCTCGTCGACACGCTCCTGCATGTTCTTGACCTGGACCTCTGCCACTCCGATCTTGTTGGACAGGGTGACGACATCGGCCAGTGCCTGGCGCATCGCTGCGGAAGAGGCAGGCTGTGAAGCGCTGAACTCTCCGTGCTGTTCCAGCGCATCAGTTGTGGCCGTCACGGCAGCGCTTGCTTCGTTGACAGTTGAAACGGCGGCTGCAAGGGCTTCCTCAGCTGCCTTGAGCACTTCCTCGTCGACCGACTTGGCGTCGGCCTTGCCGGTGTGGGTGGTCGACTGGCGCTGGGCCTCAGCCTGGACCTTGTCGATCAGGTCGACACCGGCGAACTCTTCAACCTTGCGGTTGAGCGCTGCAGCGCCGTATTTCAGGATGCCGGCCGAGGAACCCTGCTCGGACTGGACAAACAGGTTCCAATCCTTGGCCGAGAGGCCCAGCAGGCTTTCGACTTCGTCAGTCACCGCAGTGTTCCCGTTGGCCACGATCTCAGGCTTGGCGCCGGCCTCGGTTGGCAGGCGCAGCAGCTTGGCCGTCGAGCCATTGCGGGTCAGGGAATAGGTACCGCAGGGCAGCTGGAAGCCCAGCTCAATCTCGAACTTGGTCTGGCCCCAGGTAGGGATGTTCTCTTTCTTGGAAGAGGACATGCTGACGCCGAACAGGCACACGCCGATCGCTTCGAGCAGCGTGGACTTGCCCTGGGCATTGTCGCCGGCGATGACGTTCAGGCCCAGGGTGAAGTCAGCAGTCATGCTGCCGAGCTTCTTGAAATTCGTGGTGACGATAGACAACAGACGCATGGCGCCTCCTAGATAGGGATATGTCGCTAGTTAGCGAGATTACATGGATTTGATGGCGTCGGCTACAGCCAGGGATAAGAGGGCGGGATTCAGGTTGACCGGCTGTGGATCGCGGATCTGTTCCATCAGCCAGTCCATCTTCTCCTGGGTGTGACCGCACTGGGCGAAGTAGTGGAGAAGGGCCGATGAGGCCCTGTCCGATATTGGCCCAGTCCGATATTGGCCCATGCTCACAGCTTGTCCATCGCTTCGATGAACTCGGCGAAGTCGGACTTCTGGTGGTGAGACCACATCAGCTTCTTGAGCATGGCCTTGTTGATTTCGATGTCGTGCTCCGGCTGCCGGTAAATCGCCGGGATGTCCCGGGCGATCATCGTGATGGCTGCCTCAACGTCGGTCAGCTCGTGCGCCAGCATCTCGCGGTTGGTACGCAGGTCCGTGCTAACAGGGCTGGTGCTCTCATAGCCATGGCGCAGGATCTTGCCAACGATCTGCAGTGCCTCGCCCATCTCCTCGGCCAGGATAGCCAGGCGCTCAGCTTCGTTGGGCGTCAGGCCGTTGTAGTGGAAGAGGTCCTCGAGCTTCTGCTCCCCGGCGTTGTCCGGCGTGATGAACACCGCAGCTTCGTCGGCTGCGATCTGCAGTTCGTAGACCTCCGGGCTCCACTCCGGCGCAGGGGTCAGCGAAGAGACCTTGCCGGCCTTCTGGATCAGGTTGTCGAACAGGCTGCGAACTTTGTGGAAGGCATTCATACGTTGTAATCTCCGTCTGCGTTGTAGATCCGAGAGGGCTGCTTGAATTCCAGCAGTGCCCCATCCTTGACTTCGTAGTTGTCGGTTACGCCCAGGTTGCAGCTATCAGTCCGCACAGCGTAGTGGATCTGGCAGCCAGCGACCGTCAGGTTGCCGATCTCCACGTACCAGTTGGTGGACTTAGCGTTGGTGCGAACACCAAGGGCTTCGGTGGAGTCCAGGACGCTCTTGATGGTGCCGAACACCGCTTTGTACTGCTGACCATCCGGAGCCACAAACCACTGATCCGTGTTGATCAGGGCTTTCTTGCCCACTGCCAGGTTGCGAATATTCATTGTTCAGTTCCTTTGGTTACCGGAAGAGTCCGATCGCTACCGACGCGCAGCGACACTTCGTTGAATTTCTCGGCCACCGCCTGCCCTAGGTCGATGCCGAAGCGCGCTGCCAGCAGGTCAGCATAGATCACGACGTCCGCCAGCTCCTTGGCCAGTTTCTGCTGGCGTTCAGGGGTCCAGCCGTCGCGGTCGATCTTCTTGACCTCGTTGCAGGCCTCCCCGCACTCGCCGGCCATGGCGTTGCCCCACCAGGGCCCGTCCTTGCTCATGAGGGGAAAGTAGCTTTCCTCACAGCGCGGTACGCTGGTTTCGCGAAGCTGGGCGAAGCTCAAGTTATTGGGGAATCCTACGCGCAGTTGAAGAGTCATCATTTTTCTTCCCATCCAAAGTTGCACACGTTGAAGAATTCCGCCTCGGCCATCTCAGCGATCTGCTCCTCGGTGGCGTCATCCTCCACCTCAAAGGTAATCGTCTCGCTGCCCTTGTTACTGGGCGGAAACGATACGGCCAGCTCTATGGTCCTCACGCTGTCACCTTCGATACCAGTTCATCAAACAGCGGCGCCAGGTCGGTGCCGGCCAGTTCCCGGGCAATCCGGGTCTTGAGGTCTTCAGCGACAACCCCTTCGATCTCGGTGTCCACATCCTGTAGCGAGTCGAGGATCTCGACCTTGTTGCGCACGGCGAACATCTCGCAGCAGGTCTGATCGTGGGCCTCGTACTCCGCCGCCTTCCACACCTCACGGATGAACTCGCTGATCTCTACGGCATTGGCCACGCTGTCCACACCGACCACGTCGACGAACTGTACGCCGGCCAGGTCGGGGATCTCGCCGCCGATCTTGATCTCGCGGTAGTGGTCCTTCTCCGACCACACCAGCTCCTTGGTCAGCTCGGCGGTGTCCAGCTCCAAGTGGTAGATGAACTTGTCGCCGACGTCGTGGAAGCTGGTTGGATGGGTGTTACCCAGGACCACTACCTGGCCACCCAGGTCAGTCGAGCTGTTGTGCTCATGGCCGATGAAGATGTAGTCGAACGATCCGATCAGCTCCTGCGCCAGATGCCGGGTCAGGTTCAGCGTGTTGTCCGTGGTGGCCAGGTCAAAGTTGTAGTTGCAGTGCAGGAACAGGTAGCTGGCCAGGCCATCGCGGTGCTGGGCAGCGTGCGCTGCAGCGTCCCGCATGGCGACCTCAAAGACCTCCTGGCTGGCGTGGTGGGGGACCATGTAGATCGATTCGAAGCAATCGAAGTACGGATCGGTCAGGTTAGGCGCTGCACACACCGGCGCTCCCATGTCACGGATCGCCCGCAGCGACGTCACGCTGCCTTCACGGTTGGTCTCGTCGTGGTTGCCGGCCAGAGTCATCCAGCAGGCGCTGGCGACGTTGTAGCCTTGGACGATGACCTCCTCCTTGTTGAACGACTTGTCGAACAGGTCACCGACGCAGATGACCGGGTTCTCGGCGGTGGAGACGATGGACATGGCTTGGTGGTACAGCGACAGCTGCAGCAGCGCCGACGACTCGCGAGTCGTGTGCGCCTGGCGGGCTGTACCCAGGTGAGGGTCGGTGAAAATGGTCAGCTTCTTCATGGCATGCAGCCTTTCGCAAAATGGTAGAGGTAGGAGAGGACGGGGATCGCTGACAGCACGATCAACCCCTCCAGAATGAACAGGGCGAGTTTCTTCTTGATTTCGTTTGGCATGGGTCCATCCATTTCAATGATGGGGCAGCGGGCTGCCCCAGGTAGATCAGAACAGCGTCTTGGCATATTCCACCAGCATCTTCAGGTGGTCGCTGATTTCGAAGGACAAAATCACCCCTACGGGAAGGCTGATGCCTATGGTTTCCCACTTGAAGATGTCTTTCATCACAGGGCCTCGTACCAGCACTTGGCTGTAGCAATGTTGGGGATGCCGTCGGGCGTGAAGCCGAAGTGCGACAGGGTCAGCATGCGGCCCATGTTCAGCCCGGCTTCCAGCGCTTCCCACTCAGCATGCTTCTCCGGTACCGATCCGTGCGCCGTGACCTTGGCGGTCTTGATGCCGGTGGGAGTGCTCACCTCGTAGACGAATTTAGGCACCTGGTAGGTGACGCCCTTGACCACCTGCTGCTCGGCCAGCTCCCAGCCCACTACCTTCACTTCAAAGTCGCTGAAGTCCTTCAGCTTAACCAAGCGCTTGGTCCGCTTGCCGTCCTCGTAACCGCCACGGCCCCAGCGCAGGATGCTGCCCTCGTAGCCTTCGGCGACCCACTTGCGGTGCCACACCATGGCTTCGGCCATGCTGCGGACGCGGTGGGTTTCAGCAATGTGGATTTTGTCCCCAACTGACAGTCCGCCGGTGGCGTCGAATAGGTCCTGGTACCGCTCCTGGAACGGCTTGTCGCTGACCGTGTCGTAGATGTGGTATTCCAGATCCAGTGATTCAGGGCGCGGCTTGGTGATCAGGCTGCCGATGGCCTGCAGGCTCATGCCGTGAATGTACAGCTCGCCGTCCAGGTGCAAGGCGTCAAGGTTGGGCTCGCTCTTGATCAAGTCCAGGATGTGCTGGACGTTGTGCGCCACGCCGCCGCGGCTGTAAATGAACTCTTCATGCAGGCAGCGGTGACCGTCGAACTTACGCTGTACAAAAGCGTTGTCCCAGTCGATGTCGCTTTCCTTGACCTTCTTCAGCGGCTCGGCGAGCATCGGCAGTTTCTTGCCCAGGCCGTTGGTCTTAGGCGCTGCGGCTTCTTCCAGGGTCTCGACGTAGCCCAGGCGGATCTGTTCGTTGACGCGGGACTGGGCTTCAGCGATCGCCTGCTCGTTCGGTTTGGTCTCATTGGCCCGGCCGATGTTCTTGGCCTGGATCGAGGAGGACTTCTCGGTAACCTTGCCGTCCATGGTTTTGGCGTAGGTGATCCGCAGGCCGGCGGCTGTTTCGTTCAGCTGCACTGCCTCGATCTTCCACCACCCAATCGCCTTGCCGTGATTCTTGTACAGCGTCTTTTCTGACAAAACTTGCATAGTCCATTCACCCCAAATGATTAGAAATCCCGCTAACTAGCGGGATTTGTTCAGTGTATCCCCGTGTGAGGGGATGCGAAAGTAGTCGACGAGAAAATCTACAACCCGCTGCCTTCGCAGCTTGTTGATCACGCCGACGTCAGGCCAGGTGGCCAGCAGGAACTTCTTGTCGATCCGGTCCGTGTCGTGCACAGCCAGGCCGTCCCACAGCTGGATGACCCCGTTCTTGGCATCCCAAAACAGGATGTAATAGGGAATCCCCAGGAGGAATCGGAACCGGCCGATGGCCCCGCGCTGCGAAGCCCTGACCGCGGCCTTGGGCATTGAGCTGTGCTCCTCGCTGGCTTTCACCTCGAGGAAGCACAGCCGCTGCCCCTCCTGCAGGTTTTGACACGCTGCAGGAAGGCCTAGCAGGTAGTCGCTGGGCTGGGCGGCGACCATGGAACCAGCTGCAGCGGTATCGGAGAGACGGTGGAAGCTCACCAGGCGCTGCTCGAACAGCATGCGCATGACGATGACCATCTCCTTTTCAAACACCCCGCCTATGCTGGCTGCCATCAGTCACGCCCCAGCAGCTCGTCCACCAATCCCATCAACTTGATGTCGAAGTCGACCAACGTCCCGTCGTTGAGTAGCGTATGGGTTATACCTGCTCGGCTGATTCCCTTCTCACTCTGGTGGCCAGGGATCCCCACCGTCATACCCAGCTGCTTTTTAATATTTTCCGTTACCGTGTGATGTACCGGCCTGACGACCTCCAGGATTACCCCGCCGTGGTCCCGGATCCACTGAGCCTCAGAATCGAAGCGCACGTCGCTGAGGATCATCCCCTCAGCCAGCTTGGCGTGGTGACCTTTGTAGTCCTTGTACTCGTTGACCAGATGGCAGCCGGCTTCGACTTCCCCCCACCGCCGGTTCACCAGGTTGACCCACACGTTCTCGTCCATCAGCTGCCGGCCCCACTCGGTCCCGAGGGTCTGCATCATCTCCCGGTACGACTTTCCGGTTTCAGGGCAGATCCCGGAACGATCGCCTTCGTGGAAGTGGTCGCCGAAGACCGATTTCAGCATGGTCTTCAGCGGCTCCGCGAAGGCGTACTTGTGTAGGTTCATGTGCTTGGCCAAGTAGTTGGCTGCGTGATCTTTACCGGACCTGGCCAGCCCGGTCACGCCCAGCAGCCTCACAGGCCCGCTGCCTTGCGCAGGGTCAGCGCTTCACGCAGCTCGGTCGAGTACGGGAATTCGCACTTGTCACTGAGCAGCCACTTGCAGTAATCCAGCGGCAGGTTCTTCACCTTGCTGCCTTTGTGCTGGCCGAAGCCGATCTTCATCTCCAGGGTGCCGTCGTCGCCCTTCATCCAGACCATCAGCTCGTCGACGCTGTCGACCTTGGCCCAGCCGAACAGCGGCTTGATGCACTTTAGGGTGGCGTCCACGTCCACCGACGCGTCGTGGGCGCCGTTCATGGCCTCGCCCATCAAGTGCTCGTAGAAGTGAACCAGTTTGGCGCTGGGCCACTTGTGCTCGGTCTTCAGCTTGCGCGCTGCCTTCATCAAGTCGATCGACTTCGGCGCGCGGAAGCCCACCCGGGAAGCGATGCGGTTGTCGAAGGAGCCGCTGTTGTAGCCGATCACCGCGTCCAGGTTCATCTCGTTGACCGTCTGCATCTGCTCGGTCAGGTAGGCTTCCCACGGCTTCTCGTCGATCAGGTCGTGGGCGTAGTAGCCATGAACCTTCGAAGCTTCCGGGTGAATCTCGCAACCAGGGTTCAGCAGCATGAGGTCCTGATCGTGGACCTCGTAGCTGCCGTCCTGGTGCAGCGTGACGATCCACAGGGCCGACTGCAGGACGCCGCAACTGCCAGCGTCAACCCCCGTGGTCTCGTAGTCGTGAGCCAGTGCCTTGATGCTCTGTCCGTTAAAGCTCATGTCGTCTTCCTTTCTGTTGAGAAAAATTTCTTGTGGATGTCCGGCCAGGTCTTGCGGAAAACTTCGATGCGGCGGGCCAGCGCGGCTTCGCTGAGCTTGGCGTTGGCCAGCTGCAGACGAAGCTCCACGGTGTCGGTGATGGTTTGTCGCAGGCGCTGATTTTCCATCAGCAGGCGGGTGTTGTCGGCGAGGAGCTGATCGATATCGATCTCCCTGCCGTCGGGAAGGGAACCGCCCACCGGAATGGGCGTACCCCGCGGCGTGTGGTTGATTGGTCCGTCAGGGAGGCGGCCAACCGCCTCCTTGAACGAGTCCCACCAACTTTTAGTCGGCGATGTTTTCAACCACGACCTCCTCGTCTTCATCCTGCTCGATGTAGGTCGCTTTGCGGATAGGATCGAACGGCTCCAGCAGATCCTTCTCCCAAATGTCGACGCCCTCTTCCAGTGCCTCGGCGACGAACTTGGCGACGTTCTCCGGGCTGATGTCGCGGCCCAGTTCCTGCACTCTACCCCAATCGCAGCCGATGGAATACTCCGGTACTTGGCGAACAATGTGCCCAGGAGGCGTCGATTCCTCCATGTAGCGGCCCATCTCCACGCAGTAGTCGTACACGTCGTCCTTGTGCACCCACGACACCACCTCGTCGTAGATCGGTGCGAAGAACTGCATGCGCAGCCGGTCCATCATGCCGCTCTCGGCCACCCTGGTTAGCACGATGCGCAGCATGTCTGCTGCTGAGCCCTGGATGGTGGCGTTGGTGCCTTGACGGTGCTGCCGAGCAACCTTGCCGTTGTCGGTGCTGAACAAGTCCTGCGTGGCGTGGCGCTTGGTGCCGAAGGCCGTCAGCGTGAAGCCGTTCTTGTTCATGAACTCCGCGGTCTCTTGCTGCCACGGACGGATCCGCCAGTAGAGCGCCATGGTTTGCTCGAGCAACTGCTTGGCTTCCTCCAGTGGAGCAATGAGGTTGCGAGACAGCGTGCCAGGCCCCGCGCCGTAGGCCATACCGAAGTTGATGGTTTTGGCCTTGCCGCGTATCGCCACCGCCAGCTTGTGCAGCTTGTGGTCCTTGTTGTCCTTGGCCAGGCAGAACTCCATGTAGTCCATCTTGGCAATGCCGGAGCCAGTCATGCTGTGCAGGTCTTTCTCGTTGCCTGGCTCGTAGACCGACAACATCACAGGGTCCTGGGCCAGGTTGGCCATCAGCCGGATCTCCTGCCCGTTGAAGTCGATGGCTACGCAGAGGTAGTCACGATTCGGCGGGATGTAGATCGAGCGCATGGCTTTGCCTTCGCCTTTCTTCGGAACCTGCAGGATGTTCGGCGCGCTGCCAGTTGGCCGGCCGGTGTCGGTACCGTAGTCGGTGATCGACGGATGGACCCTGCCGTCCCGGTGGCGCCACATCGGGTACTTGTCGTGGAACAGGCTGCACCGGGTGCTGGCGGTCTTGACGCGGCGCAGAGCCTGCAGCGCTTCACGCTGCCACTCTTCGGTCACGTCGTTGGCCAGGGCCGTCAGGATCGCCTGCTCGTCGGTTGACGGGCCTGCATCCTTGATGCCGATAGACAGCCGTCCCTTGCCCGCCTGCTTGCCGCGCAGCCGCATTGGAACGCCGATCTTGCAGTACAGCAGTTGCTGCATCTGCGCCGGGCTACCAACGTTCAGCGGGTCACCGTAGGACACGATGCTCGGCTTGACGCCGGCATAGTGCTGGATGACCTTGCCGAGCGCTTCTAGCGCTGCCTCAGCCGCTTCCAGTCGATGCTGGTCCACGTCCTCAGCGGACTCCGACTCTTCCGCCGCCTTGCGCAGGTCGCCCATCTTCAGGCAGCCAGCCTTGACGGCGGCAGCCAGCGCGGTTACCACGGTGCGCTGGTCGTCGGTGATTTCCCACTCGTCTTCGAACCCGGCCACACCAGCCTCGGCGTACCACTCGTTGATCGCCTTCTGTGTCAGCTTTTCCAGCGGCGGGAGCTTCACAGCTTCCAGTGCCGGGGCCATCTGAATCACGGTGAAAGCGAACTTCGGCATAACCGACTCTTCGCGATACGGCACGTACTGGCAGGACGCTTCCAGCTTCTTGCGCCATTCGGAGACCTTGAGGTTGGCTGCTTCCGCGTTGCCCTCAGCCTTCTTCTTGGCGGATCGGAAGATGTAGTCCTTCTCCGCTTCGATCAGCGACTTGCAGCCTGGGGTGACGTTGCCGGTGACGTTCTTCTCGAGGATCTCGCGAAGCTCGATCATCCCCTCCTCAATGGTCTTGAGGTCCTTGGCGTGCAGTCGCTTCTGCAGGGCCCAGTTCATGTTCGCCCCGGCCACGTAGGAGCGCTGCAGCACTTCGGTCGGCCGCACTGCCCAGCGCTGGTAGAAGTCCCACTGCCCGTCCAGCTTGAGCATCAGCTTCAGCAGGTCGTGCAGGTGGCCCGTTACCAGGCTGTCGTCGGTGCCGTAGGTGAAGGTCTCGTCGGCGGTCAGTTGGCACATCATGTCCACGCCCTGGCCGTCGTTACCGGCTGCCAGGGTGTCGTGGAACGAGGTCTGCTCATACGAGAGGTAGTTCAGGGAGATCGCCTTGAGGCCTGCCTCCATGTTCTCGTCGTAGAAACGCTGCATGATCCGGGTGTCCTGCACCTGGGTCAGCCACTTGCCCAGGTTGGTCTGCGTCACCACGCCTTCAAACAAGGCGTTGTGGCAGACCAGCTGGGTGCAACTGGCTGCGACCTCGAGCATCTCCAGGATGACCAGCTTGTCGACGTTGTTCGAGTCCTTGTGGTCGACCGGGATGTAGATCACGTTCTCCAGGTGGCGACCGAACTGGAACGATGCCCCGGCCAGCTCCTGGCTGAGCATGTCGACGAAGTTGCTACCCGCTGCAGATGCGCGGCGGAAATCCACGATCGGGTCCTTGTCCGAGGACTCATAGTCGAACGCGGTGATATTGCCGGCCTTGATCTCCTCGAAGATGTCCTGCTTGATCTCCTCCCAGTTGGTCGAATCGACCAGCATAGGCGCAGGCATCAGGTGGCAGTATTCCGACTCCCACATGTCCTCGCAGCCGACTTCCTTCAAGCATTCGAACAGGGCGGTCGGATCCGGTACACGCTTGTGGATCTTCGGCTTGGTCAGCTTCTTCAGCCGCGGCTTCCAGCACAGCTCCGGCCGCAGGCACGCCAAGCGCCAACCCATCTTCCAGTCAGCGAAGTTCTCCTTCAACTTGATCAGGTTTTTATCCCCGGTCTCGGCGATGGCTTCGTCCAACAGGTCGGTGTTGCCGGATTCGACAATTTCTACCAGCTGGTCCAGCCCGTCGATGCCAAAGGCCTGGACCAGCGCCTTGATCTTGGCCGGACCCATTCCGTTGACGCCTTTGTAGTTGTCCGAGCTGTCACCGATGATCGACTTGGCGAAGCTGGTCAGCCGGTAAGGCAGGCCTTCCAGTTCGTGGCCTTCAGGGTAGACGCCGTCGGCGCCGAAGTGCGGGACGTTCTTCAGCGTGACGATGGTGTCGCCATCGACCAGCTGCAGCATGTCCTCGTCCACGGTGCGGATGTCCTTGGGGCCCTTGACCATCTTGCAGATCCAGGCAATCAGGTCATCCGCTTCCACGCCTTCGACGAACATCTGCGTGGCGCCGAGCGCTCCGAAGAAGCGTTTGGCCCACTGCATCAGCTCTTTGTACTGCTCCATCTCGATAGGGCTTTTGTTCTCGTCCTTCTTCGACTTCTGCCCCTTGTACTCAGGGTAGATGCCAGTCCGGAAAGCCCGGCCGGCGTCGTGTGCCACCAACATTTCACGCGGTGAAGCCCCTTGTTCCAGCATGGGGCGGATGTAGCGGGTCAGAAAGTCCGCTGCACCGGCCTGCCATTCGGCAAACCGGCGATCGACCTTGGCACAGTGCAGCGTCTTGTCGCTGACACCGTAATAGGCGTGCTTGACGCACGCCCTGAAGTCGATGATCTGAAGTGGATGTTCGGTCATGGTTTCTCCTATTTAACGTAGAGTGCGTGGACCACGAAGCCCCCGCCGTTGAGGAGTACCGTGCCCATCAGGTGGTATGTCTTGTTGTAGTCCAGGGCTTCGCCGGTCAAGGCGACGTAGATGTGCTCGACAACCTCCTCGTGGGAGTCGTCAACCAGGCACCACAGCTGCAGCGGATCCTGCTGCCCGGGCTGATGGGCGATCTGCGCTCCACCCGCTGCGCTGGACAACCCACCAGGCATACGGATGTGGTTGTGCCCTACTTTCAATCCAAACTTGAGCATCGCTTTCATTATCCGATCTCCGGCCAGCGTTGAAATACCGCCTGCAGGCACTGCGCTTGGTAGCGGGCGTCTTCGAGTGCATCGTGAGCGACACCGCTGCGGTGCGGCATGATCACCCCGCGGGCTTCGGCGAAGGCCACCATCGTGCGCTGATCACGCACCATGCCGAACTTGTACGCGGGCTTGATCCCCTCTCGCTTGTGAGCCTCTTCCAGCCAACAGCTGTCGCGGTCTCCGCGAATCCACATCTCACCGGTGAAGTTCGACTGACTTCCGACCACCGTGCTGCCAGCTTGAAGCCACTGCCACAGGGCGCGGAGTGCATTGCCGAGGCTCAGCCCGCCCTCTCCTTCCATCACAGCGTCCTGGGCCTCACGGCTCTGTCGCAGCCACCAGTAGAAGGTGCTAGGGTCAATGGGTGCCTGGCCTTTCAGGTCGAGGGTGCAGATGAACTCATGCTCTGGTCCAGGCAGCGGGACGCCGTCCTTCCTGAAACGCACGGCACCGATGGACAGGATAGGAGCGTTCGGCGCCAGGCCGGCCGTCTCCAGATCAATTGACACAGGCAGTTCACACAGCTCTGAAAATTCTTCGTACATATCACACCGCCGTAAGTGCTTTCCAACTGAAGGGGAACAGCTTGCCCATGATTTCGCCGACCGGTTCGAACAAGTCGCGGATCTCTTCCTGGGCGTGGCTGTCGGTACGTTTGATCCAAGCCTGGGCATACGCATACAGGCTACCGGTCCAGTACCAGTTCACCTCGACGCCCTGGGGTAGGAACAGCCTGGCTTGCTCAGGCGCTACGCCGTCCTCCACCGCCTTCATGTACTGGTTGATCATGTATTCGCAGTCTCGGATGTACACGTCTTTCCAGTATTGACTGGCCAAATGAGGGCCGGCGCTGCCCTGCTTGACCTTGTCGCCATCCGGTGCCTGGCGGAAGACTTCCGGCACGAACAGCACCGGTCGGTCGCTGATGTAGCGGCGGCTCTCTTCGTTCTCGACGAAGCCGACCTTGTGCTTGAAGCACTGGGTGCGGATCGGTACCGGCGCCGCCATGCGCAGGGTGATCGAAGTGTGAGCGAACGGCGTCCAGTGGTCGTGGCTGGCCAGGTACTGGATCAGCGCCTCGTGGGAGCGGACCTTCTGGCCGGTGGCCTTCTCGTGCAGCTCGGCGTCGAGCCGCGTGATGAAAGCTGAGACCTCGACGTCGTTGGCGAAACTGACCTTGGCAGCCTTGACTACCGACAGGTCGTTGCCCATATGATCTACGTAGAGCGCGTGCATTAGTTCAGTCCTTTCCGTTTACCGCAGTGGTTGACCGATCCGTCGTCATTCCAGATCGGGATGCCGCCGACGGCGACCATGGCTTTATTCATTTGCTCACGGGTGAGCAGCTCACCGTCACAGGGTGCTGGATCGGTGCACAGGATGAGCGACCGCTTTACAGCCTCCTGACCAGGTGTGCGCTGCCCGAGCAGCTCTCCATCGTCGAACACCCGGTCACAGTTGAAGTGCTTCTTCAGCGCTTCCTTGAAGTGTGTTTTGCCCGTCGCCGCGGGTGAACAGAAGATGATGTTCATGCCTTTCTCCTTGAGCAAAGCTCCCGCCTTTCGACGGGAGCGGATCACTTACTGGCCGGGTTGTTTGTCAGCGCGCTCCTGGGCAGCCTTGTCGCTGTACCCGTTCTTGTAGCGCTTGCCCTTCAGCTTGACCTTGTTGGCCAGCGCCGTTTCGTGCAGCGAGGTCTGGATGCCATTCAGCAGGCCCACGGTGTAGAACAGCGCGTCACCGGCTTCTTCCCGGACGTTTTCGCCATCCAGATCGGCGCCGAGGACGTGAGACATGACCTGCTCCAGCATTTCAGCGGCTTCGCCGGCCAGGCCTACGGCCATGTGCAGCATGTGCATCTTCTCCGGCGTCATGGCGTCCAGCGCCTGCCCCAGTCCCTGGCTGCTCGGCAGCTTGAATTCGGTGAAGGTAGGGAGTTCCTTGGGGTCCTTGTTGTAGACGATTACCTTCTTCACCAAGTCCAGCTCGTTGCCGCGGTCAATCACTTTGCAGCAGATTTGCAACAGGTTGAGGAAACCGCTGAACTTCAGGGTATCCAGCATTGCCTGGCCTGGCTTAGCCAGCTCCAGGACCATACCGCTGTAGATGATGCCGGCGATCTCTTCATGATGTTCGACGGGGATGTCGGCAAGAACCGCCTCGTCGATGTATTGGCCGAGGGTTTCTGCAGGGAGCACGCGGAAAACATAAGTCATGGTCATCTCTCAAAATTCAGGGAATAAAAAGCCCGGCTGGAAAATCCCGGCCGGGCTGCAGGTCAGCGCGCGGTGTTACTCGTTAACGCCGATGGCTTTGAAGTTCCACGGACGGAACGCTTTCTCGCCGGTGCCGACCTTTTTGCCGACCGTGCATTCGATGATCAGCTCACCTGGTGCGCAGTTAAACTTGCGAACGCCAACGGCGAAAGCACCTGCCAGACGATCCTTCGAAGCAGGCGGAATGGACAGCGAGATCATGTGCTCGTCGTATTCGTCTTCACGATCCTTGAGCTGGGCCATGGCCTCGATGTATTCCTTGATGTCCAGATGGGCTTCGGGGGTGCCGTAGCCATCTTCCAGCCAGCTGTCCAGAGTCTCCTGGGCGCTGGAGCCGTCGGTCATGGTTTTGCCGTGCTTGTCGTAGCTGTAGAACAGCTCGGCGCCTTCACCGGCGTATTGGCGGACGATGTAGATGTTGCGGGTGCTGAGGATGTTGACCTTGATGGAGGTGTTCAGGTCCACCTCCTCACTGCCCAGGAGGAACTTACCTTCGTCCAGCTTGACGCGGTCGAACGACATCCCGGTCAGGTTCAGGCCTTCGAAGCCCTGAGCCGCCATTTCCTGCGAGAACTGTTTAGCTGCGCCCGCTTGGCGCTCGGTGTTGCTGACCTGCACAGCCGTGGTTTCAGCCTTGACGGCCACTTCCTGTGGCTTGATTTCTTCGGCCTGCACTTCTGCTTCAGGTTCTTTTTCAGGCTCGGCTTCCGTTTCCGCGGCCTGTTCCTGGACGGTCTCCTTGACCTGCTCTGCTTCCTTAGCGGCCACCGGCTCCTTGGCAGCCTCTTCCTGAACTTCAGTCTTCTTGACCTCAGTTTCCTTCACCGCAACGTCGGCTGCAGTGTTGGTGGTTTCTTCGGTTTGGGTTGGAACTGCGCGCTTCAAAGCCATGATCGTGATCTCTTTCAGAGTTAAGTTTGGGTGTAGCTTTCGTTATCGCTTTCATCGGCAACTAGCGAGGAATCCGCCAGCGCAGGCTGTTTTATACAGAGCAGCCTGGCCCTCTGTCAACCGAGTAATTCATGGAGCAGGTCGTGCCTGTCCTTGATCACCCTGTTATTGCTTTCTTCGTTGGCCAACAGCGCCTTGAAGTTCTTGTCGGACAGCGTCCTGAGTACCCGCATGAAGTACACGTTGACGATGTTGATCTGGCCCTTCCTGTCCGCCCTGGCGATCGCCTGTTTGGCTGCCTTGGGCGAGGTTGGGCACTCGTAGAAGATGATGTAGCTGGCCACCTGCAGGTTCAGCCCCGCCCCGCCGGACACCCATTGGATGATGATCGTGTCGCACTCGTCATCGTTCTGGAACTTGTCCAGCTCCTGCTGCCGATTGCTGATCCCGCCGTAGATGATCGCCACCTTGCGGTGGGCGAACTGCATGGCGAGGCCTTCAATGGCTTGGCGGTAGAACGCGAAGATGATCAGCTTGCGCTTCGGGCCTGGGTTAAGTGAGGCAACCAGGTCGCCGGTGGCCCTGGCCAGCTCGTCACACTCCGTGAGGGTGGGGTCGAACTTGCTGGGGCAGCTGATCAGCTGCAGAGCCAGGTGCCGCAGCGCACTGGCGCTGTCCGGCGCCAGCACCAGATCGCCCAGGATGGCGAACCGGTCCCGGATGACTTGCTGGTACAGCTTCAGGTGGCGACCGGACAGCTTGACCGGCACCTCGCTGATGATCGGCTCCGGCATCGGTATTACGTCGCGCTTCTGCACGCGGCGAGCATTCTTCCACAGCGCTTCGTAGACCTTCTCGGTGTTGATGTAGCCGACAATCTGCTTGATCTTCTTGGTCTTCCCGCTGGGCAGCGGGATTTCGAACTCCTCGTGCTCACAGTGCTGCCTGAGGAAGGCGGCCTTGTTGAGGTAGGCGGTCGGGTTGATCAAGCGGATCAGGCCGTAGGCATTGTGCAGCTTCGTCGGGACGGGTGTGCCGGTCATAATGTAGATCGCCACGTCGTCCTTCATCCGCATGCTCATCTCAGCCACCGACTCGGACAGGATGGACTCCAGCCCGCACAGCGCATCGCCTTCGTCGAAGAACAGGACGTTGTAGCCGTGTTCCTTCAGCAGGAGCTGCTTGGGGTTCTTGGCTTTTCCTGCCTTGTTGATCGGCCTGCCGTCCCGGGTGTAGGGCTGAGCCTTCGGGAAGCGAGGACTGCCTTTGTCCTCGCCGCTCTCGATAAAGTAGCTGGTTGCGAACTCTTCGGGAGTCCCTATCTTGTTGATATTCCTGATTTTCCACTGATTATTTCCGATCTTTTTCATCGGATGTTTGTCGTTGTACAGGCGGTAGATGTCGTAGGACAGGACCAGGATGTCCGGCCAGCCCTCAGCATCCCACACCTGCTCCTTTTTCCTCTTCTGTGTGGCAGTGCAGTCCAGGTGTTCGATCTTCAGGTGCTGGTGGATGCCCGGGAAGAACTCCTCGAACTCATCCATGAACTGGGGGATCAGGCCGGGCAGCGTGGTGAACACGACCCGGTTGCCCATGGCTGCCATCATGATTGCGTGGACCTGGGCCGGGTACGTCTTGCCGGTGCCAGGCTCTGAAAAATCTCCGTATCGGTCGTTCCAGGGATAGACCTTGATCGTTTCCAGCTGATGCTCCATCGGCCAGTTCGGAAGGGGGATCTGGCTAAACCAGGCGGGGTGGTTGCCCACCCCGACTGTGAGCATCAAGTCGTGAAGACTCTTGCCCATCAGTAAACCCTCTGTTTTCGGCTGCGTGAGCGCTTCTCGTAATCGTCCCGGCAGTCGGCATCGCAGAAGCGCTGACCGGCTGTCGTACCTTCGTGGCAGTTGTGGCAGATCCCCAGGTCAGCCAGTTTTTCAACCGGCTGCTTGAGGGCTTGACGCAGGTGTTCCTCGAGCAGGCGCTCTTGTTCCACTACTGCGCGGTCTACTGGGTCGGCGTAATTTTCCATCATGCTGGCTCCGTTTCCTTCACGAAGTTGTTGAGTGACGTTCCCTTGTCGGCCAGCGTTTTCACACTGATCACGTAGACATCGATCTCGCCATTCTGTGGGTGCGGTTCAATCCGCTGGAAGTACACCTCGCCTTCGATCAGCTGAGACAGCTGCTGGAATTGGCGGATCACCGGCTGCTCGCCGACGGTCTTGGTGTAAGCGTGGTAGCGCGGCAGACAAGACTGCAGCACCAGGTACAGCGAGTCGCCCTGGCGCCAGTAATGCTTGCCGGGGATCAGCCTGATGCGTTCGTCCATGGTGTCGTCAGCCAGTATGTTCATTGTGCCCAAGACACGATCCACCTCAGAAGCCGACTTGCCGCGCTCTGCTTCTGTGACTCTGCCGCCCATGTAGGTGACCAGCTCGTCGTACAGGAACTGCACATCTTCCACGCCTTCCACCTTGAACTCGTTCATGGTGTGAATCAGCATGTGCAACCCGGTGAAGCAGCACTGCATCCCCCAACGTGGCCGATCCTCAATGGCCTTGTGTATCAGGGTTGATTTGCTGTGCAGGATCTTCAGCAGGGCCTTGGGCGAAGTGCCCAGGGCGACCGTTACCAACGCTCTGGCAATGCGCAGCAGGGCCTGCCGGTTCTGTACCGCAAAGCGGTAGTTGTCCCGGTATTCCTGGTTCTGCAGCGTCTTGGCCTGGAGCCTGACCTCCACCGACCGGCTGCGCAGGGCAGGGGTTGTGGCGGATTGCTCGCTGGTGTAAACGAGTGGGGCCGAGACCCTGTCCTCGCTGACCGACAGCTCGCGGTTGCTGTTGACCTGGCCACGCTGGATCGGTGCGTGACTCCAGGCTGCCTTCAGGATGCCCAGGATCTGTCCGTAGCGGGCATTGCCCAGTTGCACCGGGTTGACCTCTTCGATCAGCCTGGGCACCGTGGTGGAGCTGCTCACGTACTTCACCAACGGGTACAGTGTGCCGACCTCGACGTTCTGCAGCTCTGCTTTGGTGTAGTCGATTCCATTGATCATTGCGATCAGGGTAGCCAGGCAGGACTTTCCCGCACCGGCGTTGCCGTAGATGTTCAGCAGGGGGAACTGAGGCTCCTCGAACTGAATGTGCTCACGAAAGTGACAGGCAACGAACCAGCCAAGCATCTTGGCCACTTCCACCGGCTCATTTACCCGGCACAAGGCGCGGATGGTTTGAGCCAGTTGCTCGTCGTCGGGCAGCGGGTTGCTACCCTGGATTAGCGCTGGCGACTGCCGAGCATTGCCGTTGAAGCGGTACGGGCTGCGGCTACCAAGGCTGGTTATCGCGTTGCCTGCTTCAACGTAATGAGCGACCGTGCCTTTCTCGCCACGGTCAAGTACGACCCCGCAGACGTTCGCACGGATCATCTTTTCTAACTCCTTATCTTCGGTTTTGTCCCGGGAGAACTTCAGGATTGCAACCAATATTTTCTGGATCTCGCCGTCTCCGGCGTAGATGGCAGCGTCCCGGCCTTTCACCGCCGCGATCAGATCGCGCTTGGATCCCCAGGAACGTTCCGAGATGGACACCTCGGTGACTTCATCGCTGCCGGCCACGATCAGCTTGCCGACCAACTCCTTACGCTCGGTGTTGCGCCAGCCGGAGTGGCCCCGATCGTCGGTGTAGGGCTCCAGCTCGAACACTTCCATGTACGGCCAGAAGGTGAAGTTGGTCAGTTGGCGGCTGCTGTCCTCGCCAACCAGGTAGTAGCCGCTCACGTCCCAGCGAATTTTGACGTCGCTGTTGTACTGAGCCACTTCACCCTGCTTGGTCTCGCCGCTGGCGACGTCTGCACGGCAGATAGGGCACTCCCGGCATGGGGTGCCGATCGTTGCGATCAGCGCGCCAGGGGCGAACTTGATGGAGCCACTGAAGCAGCGATGCAGCTGGCCCTGGACATGCTTGAGGCGCTCGGTTTCCGAAGGTCGGCTGCTCGACTCGACGTTCTTGACGAACGGACGAACCAGCAGGTCCATGTATTCCTTCTCTTCCGACTTGTCGTAGCGCGCCGAGATGTAGGCCGCCAGTTGCATGGCTGCCTGGTTCCAGTTCGAGTTGCCTGCGTCTCCCTCGGTGATCAGCTTCTCGATGCAGCCTGGGATGCCTTCCCACTCACGCATGGCTTCCTTGGGCACCACGCAAGCGGCGCCCATGGCCTTAACCTTGCGAGCCGCGGTGACCCGGGCGGCTTTGAGCAGCTGCTCAGCCTTGGCATAGGTCACGTTCTTGCCTGGCTGTGCCACCGACAGGGGAGGACGAGCCGTAGCCACGATAGCGTGGTACTCCTCGCTGTTCATGTCGGCCAGTTCGTTCGGCGTGGTACCGACCTTGAAGGTCCCACTGCCCGGGCGTGGGATGCCCTCACAGCGCCACATCCGCCCCTTGCCGCAGGAGTAGACCGACTCGTCGATAGTGCACGGAGACTCGAGACCGGACCCTTTCAGGATGGTCATCATGATCTCGCGATAGATCATTGGAAGGAACTTTGTGGGTTTCTTAACACCAAAGACCTGGGCAGGCACTGTGATGTGCACACCCTTCCCGCCGGAGAGCCAGCAGTGGATGAATTCAGCCGGGATGTCCAGCTTGTTCATCAGGTAGTCGATTACCGCGTTGACCTCGCCCAGCACTCGGTCGATGTCGTCAGCGTCGTCAAAGTCAAGGTACATCGGCCCCATGTAGTGAACGGTCTCGATTGCATCAAGGCCCTTCTCAGTTACTTCTTCGGGGTTTTGGTCAACCATCAGGACTGTTTTGAACGCAGGCGGGCCCGGAAGATCAGCCTTTTGCAGCTGCTCCTCTGTATACATCCGCCATGGTTCCTTCTTGTCCGTCTTGAACTGAAGGAAGTGGTACATGGCTTATCCCTTTGTCATACGGGCCTGACTGAGTCGCTTGATGCAGGTTTCGTCGCCCTTGTTGAAGGCTTCGAAGTCAGCTTTTGACGCCAGCCCCCGGCGTTCCAGGTGCTGCTTGAACAGGGTGATGTTGTAGACCTTATCGATAATCACGGCACCGCCTACTTCCAGTCGGTTGTAGAGGTCCACTATCTTGTCGTAATCGATTCGAGCGAGCGGCTGACGCTCCTCGTGCTTGACGACTTTCATGTAAGGCTCCTGTGAAGGGTCAGGGTCTACGCCCTGAATCCCGTCTTGTTGATGATCAGTTCTTCCTGCGGCCGGCTAAACGCCACGTACAACAGCCGTTGCCTTTCACTGCGGGTTGGGTTCTCCAGCAGATCCTTGACATCGACCATGACACGTTTGAAGGTGCTGCCCTGTGAGCGGTGGACGGTGATGCAGTAGCAATACTTCAAATCCGCAAACAGGTCCTTGAAAGTATGTAGCTGTTTCCAGTACCAGCCAGCGTTGCTGCTACCTTTTCTTTTCGCCTCAATAGCCTTTTCTTTCAGACTGTTGATGTGCTTGTTGTACCGGCCGATTTCGTCCTCGTGCAGAACGTGGGCGAATACCTGCGAGGTGCCAGCATACACAGGATTGAGGGTGACCAGCCACGTCTTCCACTTCTCGGAAGTCGCCTCGTCGAACATGCTGCTTTCGCGAACCCCCGCCACCAGGGACTCTTCGTCCGTGGACAGCTGGATCTCCCCAGCCTTGGAGATCGGCGACCCGGTTACCAGTCGCTCACCCACCTCGAAGCGGGCGGCGTTAGTGCCGTAGATTTTGGCGCGAATGGCCTTGTTGATGTCGTCGACGCGAAAGTTTCTCCACGCTAGCACCCGGACATCCTCGAGGTCAGTGGTCAGGTCAAATTGATCGACCACAGCTTTTAGGAAATCTGCCGCCTTGAGCACCTTGACGTTGTGCTCAGGCACGAAGTTGAAATCGAACACCTGGTTGTTCTTGATCGCCTCCCGCAGCGGGTGGGTGATCTGCAGGATCCCGTTGGGCGAGCCGTCGGGGTTGTTCTTCTGGCGTTCTACCTGGGTCAGCTCGCTGGTCGGGAACAGGTCGAAAGCTTTCGAGTCCTTCTCCTTGACCGGGGGCAGCTGCATATTGTCGCCCATCATCAGGCAGAAGGTGCCGAAGTCGGCCAGGTCCGGCATTAAATAGTCGTACAGGAACGTTTCGCCGAGCATCGACGCTTCGTCACAGACCACCATGTCATAATCACCGAGCACGCTGTCACGAACCCGGGCAGCGTACTTCTGTTCCGCCGACGGCATCAGGGATAGGCCCAGGGCGCTGTGCGCCGTGCGGAAGCCGATTTTATCCATGGCCAAGCCGTATTTTCGAGCGGCTTTCTCGAGCTGCTTGACGGCTTTGTTGGTAGGCGCCACGAACAGAATCTTCTGCCCAGCATCGAGCAAAATATCGGCAACCTCCATCACGGAGTAGGTCTTCCCAGTGCCACCTTCACCGATGATGGTGTAGCCGGGCTGGTTACTCTCGTAGGCATCCAGGGCGCGGTTCACCGCATCAGCCTGGCCACTGTTAAGTCCCATGCTTCTCACCTTATAGACTTATACGTTTATAGGACGGGCACGATAAAGAACCGTGCCCGGTTGGTCAAGATTTCTTTTTGACCCGATCGAACATCCCCACCACGTTGGCGCTTTGCGGCGGGTTGCAGCGGACTTCCTTACGAAAGACCGCGGAGGGATGCAGCAGGTAGATCACCTGCCGCTGGCTCTGTTCCACGTCGCCGTGGGTGTTGATGTGGTTGACGAACGCAATAAGGGCCAGGCGCAGCTGGTCAGCTGTAAAGCTGGCGATTGCCTCCTGGGTCATGTACCGCTGCAGCGCCTCGAAGAACCAGTCGATGCATATCTGCTGGTCCTCCGTGCTGCCCGTGTCGCCGCGATCCTTTCCGATCATCAGCAGTTCTCGTTTCAATCGTTCCACGCTTTCTCCTTCAGGGCCTATGGCCATGTGTTTCGATTAATCAGGGATGCCTTCCACCAGCATCTGGCGCGCCCGGCTGACCAGCTTCGGGTCTGCCAGTTGATTGCGCGCCGCGGGCGGGGTGTAGTCCGGCAGGAAGGGGAGGGCTTCCGGGAATTGCTTCTCCAGCTGCTTGAGGGTCCGGACATTGGCCAGCACCGTTTCCAGGTCCTCCCACATTCCGTGGGCCGACTTGAGCACGTCGCCATACAGCTTGCACAGTGCCTTGGACTGCACGGCCAGAGGGTAGGCCAGCTTGGAGTATTCCCAGCGCGGGTCGTCTTCGCTGACCGGAGTGTCGGGGGACAGGATCTGGCCGATGCCAGGGATGGAGGGCAGGTCCGATTGCTCGGTCTTCCAGTACAGGTCGACGTAGGTGTTGCGGACATTCACATACACGAAGTTCAGGGTGGCACCCCAGTCTCCGCTGATGGCGCGCTTCACCTGGTTCCATTTCTCCTCGTTTGCTTCCTTTTCCCTGTAGGACATGTGGGCGCAGTTGAAGTGGATAGCGGACGTACCCACCTCATCGTAGGTCGTATCTTTTTCCCGTGTTGGGTGCCTGGTGTAGACGTATACCGTTCCGGTTATTGCCTTCATGGTGCCGTCGTTGATGAGCCCTGCCCATCGTGTCGGAGGCAGCTCAGGGATGCGTGCCTGGATCAGCTGGGTAAACAGCTGGCGCCACAGCTCGTTCAGCTTCTTGGCCGCCTTGGCGGTCGGTGCAGCCTGCTTCTTGGCCGCGTGGCGAACCATTGCGCTGATCAACTCGGTCTTGATTGCGTTGGTGATGTTCATTCCGGCTTCCTGTAGCTGATGGTGAAGTGATTGACCAGGACGTCGTACAGCGCCTCGGTCCTGGTGATGCCGAAGTCGATGCACAGCTGTGCTCGCTCCTTGTCGCTCCAGATGGCCAGCAAGGAGTCCTTGTCAGGCACGTTCCACTGCATCCCTGGCGTGTACAGCGCGGCAAAGTTAAGGCGCTTGCCTACCCGGCTGCGCAGACGGCTTGTGACCGCGCTGTAGGGCATCTGCAGGGCAACCGCGGTGGTTATCGTATGGATGTCCAGCAGCCTGTTGTTATGCTGCCGGGGCGGCGCCGGGTGGCCAAGCATGGCTACCACCCGCGCTTCAATAGCGGCGAAGTCCGCCGTGTAGACTTTCTTCTCGGTCATTTCAGGTATTCCTTTCGGATGCGTCGAAGGTCTTTGGCGTAGTCCTCGGTGCCGTACAGCCTGACAGCGCCTGTCTCCAGGAACTCCAGCTGAGCGGTCCACCGGTACCGGCCGATGCTTTTTGGTGTGAGGCTCAGCGCCCGTTGAGCGCGCAGCATGATCCTGGTTCGGGTTTCTTCACCGCAGCCCTGGGCAAACAGGTCGAAAATCCCTTTGCTGGCCAAGGGCGTCAGCACCACCGAGGCGAATCGTGAATCCTCGGCGAAGTCTAGGAGCTGTGAGTAGGAGATTGATTTCGCGTCTTCCCACCTTTTCATCCAGGATTCCAAGGACTTGAGGTGGGTTACTGATGTTGATTCAAGCAGCGTCTGCCCGGGCCACGCCGGCCAGGTAAGCTGCAATATCGTGTTGATGTTCACGCTCTTGCTCCTCGGTCCGCTTCGGGACGAATACCCAGGCCTGTACAAAGGCCCCTTCTTCGATCGCCATGACCTCAGGGTTGTCGTCCAGGGCAATGACGTGCTCGTAACCCTTGACGACGTCCTTGGCCCTCTCCCTGGCATCGGCAATCAGCAGCTTGGACTTTAGGCGCTCTGGCGTCAGCCTGAGCAGCTTGGGGCGGGGGAAGCGCTCGCCGATGTCCTGGAACATCTGCAGCTCCTCCTCGGTCCACTTTATCCCCGGGTCGCGGAATCGCAGTTTTTCCAGAAAGCTCCTCAACCGGACCTTCCAGTGCACAGGGTGGACGTGGAGTAGCTTCATCATCAGAAGCACCTGATCCACGGACAACTCGCCGATGCCCGGGTACGCAACGACCCGGAACACTCCGCGTTTCCCCGGTACCGCGCGCATCTCGGCGTATATCTGTGCCTCCTCCTCGCTGCGGAACTTCGGTCCGGGAGCCCAGTAGCCGTTCTTTCGCCACTGGACCACGTGGGTGAAGGGTTTCCTCATGGAGCCTCCCCGAACAGTTGATCGAGGTTGTCCATCAGCGGGTTGAGGTCGACGCCAGGCAGCAGGGCATCGTTGGCGTTCACCCGGAGGGCTTCCTTCAGCGCAAAGTGCAGGCTGCGCAAGGGCGCCTCGTGCTCGGCATCCATGCCCTCAGGCGTCTCGCTGGCCAGCAGTTCTTTGGCCTTGTCGCGGTCCAGCCAAACCACCAGACCGAGCTTCTCCATGCGCATCTGGCCTTGCAGCATGGCGGGGTTATCCAGCTGTGCCTCAGTGCCGAAGCTGACCTCGTTGTAGCCCTTCTTGGTGCGGGCATTGAAGGACAGCATGCACTGGTCCAACGGGTTGAACTGAAGACTTTCGGGGTCCAACAGGATCAGGTTTTGAATGCTTACAGGCATAGGTCACCTCAGATGACAAGAATAGGGTGGCAGTTATCGCCGTTGAACGGCGTGTCGGGCATGCTGAGCATCACGTCGATAGCGCGCTCACAGGCCCACTCTTCGGTGATCTCGTCCGGTCCCGTGACCCGCACGTAGTAGGGCAGGGTCCTGTAACCCTCCGGCGCCTGGACCGGGTTGTCGAATTTGACCACCCGGGTACCCTTGACAGGCCATTCAGGCAAGACCGAGAAGTAACGAAAGTGGCCGCCGTAAGCTTCGGAGTCGGTGTGAACCAGGTACTCTTCCGGATTGAAGTCTGGCGTTTCGACAGGCTTCCATTCTTCACCGGATTCGTCGGACGGATGCGCCTTCATCAGCCGCCCGGGGACACTGCAGTCTGTCGGGCCGTCGGTGTAGGTCTCCGGCTCCCACCACACCACTCGGTAATCGACGTGAGGCCTGCCCTTCTCATTGAGACCCTTTGTGCCGGAGTAGACCATCAGGCCCTCGTCCAGCAGTGCTTTGATCTGTTCAATTGTCAGCATGTGCTGCTCCTTGACTGAAATCTCTCGACAGGATGTCGAGTGGGTTGGTCGCGCCTTGCTTATCAGGCACGCCACGAGTCGCCTGCATCTCGCGGATGAGGTGACCCTGGTTCATGTTGCTCAGGGCGCACAGGACTTTGTACAGCGCATCCTTGTTTACCGGGATCAGGGTCTGGAAGTATCCGCCGCGCTGCAGCGCATGGAACAATGCCAGCACGTCCGCATCACGCAGAGGTTCTTTCTCCTCCACGCACTTGAGCACCGCCTTCAGCAGTTCAGAGGCGCTGACCAGCTCCAGTGCGGGCGCCTGGCTAGTCGGCCCCAGGTACTTCAGCAGTTCTTCTTTCTGCGACTGGTTGATGTCGTAACCCTGGCCAAGCCGGCCAAGCAGGTATTCAGCCAGGACTACGGTAGGCGCACCTGGCCCTGTCGCGCGGCGCTCCTGCAGCTCATCGCACAGCAGGATCACGTCGCCAAAACCGAACTTCATCTCGCAGTCTTCAGCCGCAGCGCGAATGGCTGCGATGTTCTTATCGCTTAAACGTGGCATCGTTCTCTCCTCGAGGAATACTTCCGTGGTCTTTACCGCCAAGGTCGCGGATTCGCTGCATGGTCTCGTTGACCTTGTCAGCCTTGGCGGGTTGTGGGCTTTCCAGGTGATCCTCCAACTCGTTGAGCAGGCGCATCTCCAGCCGCATCAGTTTGGCTTTGGTCAGCAGGTTCTTCAGGCGCTCAATCATGGTTAATCCCACAGGTGCAGCGCGCCATGTACTTCTTGACCGCTACGTTGGCTGACACACTTACCGGCTGCTTCTTGATCTTGCCGCTGGTGATACACACGCAGACCTTCTCGAACACGTCCCGGAGTATCTCGTTCTTGGTCTTTCGGATGGCGTAAGCGCGGTGCTCACCCTCGTAGGTGGCTTCCATCCCGAAGCGCTCGCCCTTGGTGGTGTCGATCAGGCGCCAGTAGGCTGGCGGGATCTGGTTCGGCACACCGTGCGCGGGGTACTCATGGATGAACACCATGCTGCCTTCCGGCACCGGGCGCCCCGACTCGAGGATCTTCCAGCCATCCGGTGGCGGCGGCACGGGCAGCGCGGTGGGAATGCCGCCGCCGCGCAGGGTGCGGTAGCGAGCACGTCCTTTGTTGCGGTCACGGTCGCTGCCGTGCTCCACCCACTCCCACACCGGCCGGCCATTGCTGACCATCATGCAACCACGGCTGGTCATCTGCTGGCGCACCATCAGCACGCCCTTGACATACTTCTCGTCGCCTTCCTTCAGCTTGCGGGGCGGTGAGCCGCGGCGCATGGAGTAGGTGATGCTGTCGATACGTGGCTCAATCATTTAGGGTTCTCCGGTCTGCTGATTTCGCGCAGCGGGATCAGCGTGCTGGTGTCGAAGCCAAGTTGGTGCAGGGCCGCCTTGATCCCCCGCGCCTTGGCGTTGAGAAGTATCTTGGCTTCCTTGATGGCGCCTTCGCGGAACTCATCGCGGTAGCTACCGTTGACCTGCACGGTCAGGTTCTTGTCGGTCTGGATGGTCTCGTACAGTGTTGCCACTGCGTTCCAGTCGTAGATCAACGAGTGAATCTGCTGGTGTTTCTCCAGGCTGATCATTCTGCCTCCTTGGGCTTCCCGCAGTCGGCGTAGAAGATCGCGCCGGTTCCGCTGTGGCCCAGCCAGGTCTGGTGGAAGCAGCTGGCCTGGATAATGGCCGTGGCTGCCTGGTAGAAGCGCGGCTCGAAGTCCAGCCGGCCGTCGCCCATGCGTTTACGCTTGAACCCGGCCGCCAGGAAGATGCGCTTGACGTCGTCGTTATTCAGCCGAGGCATTGACGGGCTCCTTGGCCGGGATCACACGGATGTCCCGGCCGGCCACGGTGACTTCACGTTTCTTCAGCTTCGACATGACGCGGTACTTGTCGGCGCGCTCGTCGTAGCTGACGACCTTGCCCTTGTCCTGCTCGGTGCCGACGGACCAGGTGACCACCTGGCCTTCCTGGATATCCGGCACCGGCAGACCGGCGTTCTTCAGGGCGATGTCCACCGCGCGGCGGAAGTTGCGCGAGGACAGGTTTGTGATCTCCGTCGGCTGCGCGACGAGCACGTCGATCTGTGCCTGGCTCAGTACCTGGCCTTTGTGGATCATTTCGAGCATGGCTGTTCCTCCAGTTCCTTGATCTTGGCTTCGATGTGACGGCACTCGCTGTCGATATCGTCGATGCGATCGTAGTCAGCTTTGGTGGCCTTGGCTGACAGCGTCTTGCTGGCAGCCTGCAACTCGGCCAGCTTCTGGCGCAGGTACTCCAGCTTGTTCTCTGGATCAAGGCTCTCGTACCACTCTTCCTCGGTTGGGCTGGCCCAATCACCGACGGCTGTAGGTGGCGAATCAATCGTCCCGTACTTGGCCAGGTTGCGATTGATCTGCTCGGCGTCGGCAATGGTGGCGGCTGCCTCCTCTGGTGTTGGAAGGTACTGCTCCGCCGCTGGGTGGCCGGGGGTCATAGCCGCGTCAAATCGGAACCCAACACCCCCAATACCCTTGGGAACGCACTCAGTGCAGGCAATCTCAATCGGCTGCCCGTCGTGGTCCAGGTTGGTAGTGGTCAGGACTTTGGTGCCTTCACAGGCTGCGCACGGCTCGGCGTGGCCTTCAATAACCTGGTCCAGGATCACCCTCTGTTCCATCGTAGCCGTAGTGCTGAAGGTCGCCGTGCCTGGAGTACCCATGCCGCGCAGCTTGTCCAGCGCTTCCGTGTTGCGGTAGGTCTCGGTACCCGTGCCCTGGACCTCGTACTTCGACAGGTCGACCTTCGCCACCTGCATCTGCGCCCCGACCATCGCCTGCAGGAAGCGGTACGGGCCCACCTTCTTGTTGATCAGCGTGTACAGGGCTGCCCGGGCAATCTTCTTGACCTGCGCCGAGGGCATGGTCTTGACCGAGTTCTCGGTCAACGGGTTACGGCTGTTGGGATGGAGCAGAACAGCCTTCACGTCGAAGCCAGTGCCCAGCTCGCTGATCGCCAGGGGCTTATCCAGGCCCTTGTGGATGCCGGCTGCGGTGTGCAGCGCGAAGCTGAACTCAATCCCGCCGACGCTGTGCTTCCACTGATGGAAGCACGGCGCATCTGCCAGCCCGCCCAGGGTGCGGATCTGGACTTTCTCTTTTGCTTTCATGGCCATTCCTTACTGTCCATCCAACGGTTGATGTCGTACTTCATGCTGGGACAGACCTTGGGGTCTTCCAGCGCCGCCGCGTGCCAGGCGCCGAGGGCAACGTCCTCCGGCGTAGCCACCGAGGTGATGTAGCGAATGCCTACTACCTCGGCCTTGCGCACCGGGGTGCGGTTCACTTTGTGGTTAGCGGCCACTGCGTTCCAGCTGGCCGCCACATTGCAGGCCTCGGCGATGTTTGGCGCGCTCTCGAAGACCTTTCGGCCCCCTGTGTAAGTCAGCTGCACGCCCATCTGCTCCTGGATCTCCACGCTGTGGTAGCCCGAGGCGTTGAACAGCCAGTCAGCGTGCTTTCTGGCTTCCTCCTCGGTATCGAAGCGCATCTCCAAGGGGGGCTGTTCGCCGCTGGTGAACTCGGCGGTTACAAGGAATCGCATGCGTCACCCTCCGGCTTGCAGACGGGCTCGGCGACAGCCTTCCAGGGCAGGTTGTGGCCTGGCATATCGCCCAGGCAGCAGTTGCTCACGCAGTTGCCCTCAGGATCCACCTGGATAGGGCCGCAGCCCTCACAGATGTCGGAGGCCGCCAGCCCCTTGTCCCAGTTCTCCTGGGTTGTCTGGCCGGCCAACTCACCGAAGTCCTTGCCAAAGACGTCAATGCTGCATTGCTTACAAAAATCCGCCATCACGCACTCTCCTGCATTTCACGCTGGAGCGCCCAGCGCGGGATGTTTGCTTGAACCAGTGCCCGGGCCAGGCCCGGCGGCACTGAGTTGCCAACCATGCGCACCTGGGCATGCTTGGGTAGAGGTTTTCCAGTTGCTGGGTTGATAAACTCGTGGATGTAGTCCGCCGGGAACCCCTGGCAGCGGTACAGCTCGTGCGGCTCCAGCATTCGCATGCCGATGTCGACGATCTGGTAGTCCTGGCCCTTGATGGTGACCAGGCCGAACCGCGCCTTGCTGGTGATGGCGTCCAACGGTTCCTCGAGGCTGACCGCGCCGCCAGTGCCGTAGTATTTGATCAAGAAGGCCTGCACGTTGGCGAAGTGATTGCCCTGGGCACCGATGGTGTCCAGTGGGCGATCCAATGCCTGGCCGTGCTGGCAGGTGCCTTTGAGTTTCACCAGGTTGCTGGCGATCAGGGCTGACTTGCCCCCTCCGCCTGCAGTGATTGCGCCCAGCGGCTCATCGGCTGAGTGGCCCACACTGTTGCCAAAGTCGCGCTGGATGTGCGCCACCCCAATGGAGTCGTCCAGCTCCTGCAGCGTGGCTTCCATCACCGCGTTGTGATCCGTGGCAGTGATGGTCGGCAGCGGCTTGTCCAGTGTCTGGCCGGTGACCCCGGTGTAGTGCTTGAGAAGCGCTGCAACCTGGATGTGGCGGGCCTTGCTGGTCACGGTGGTGAGCGGCTCCTCCCAGGATTGTGAGGTGTCACCGGTGCTCTGGTGGTCGATGGTGGCGATGCAGCCCGCCTGGATGGGCGCGAGGGTCGTCTCCAGAACCCCCATCGCATGAGCTGCCCCTGCCGGCCGCGCGGCACCTCCGCCGGCCGTGATGGTCGGCAGTGGGTCGTTGCAGCTGGTGCCCGCCGAGTCGCCCCGGAACTTCATCACGGCGGCAGCGGACTGCAGCTGTGCTTCGATCACGGCGAACTTGTTGGTGCCCACCAGGGTGGGTATCGGCTGATCCAGATCATGCGTTCGTGGCTGCTGACCTTCACGCTCACCGTACCCGGTGGGGATCAGGTGGGCTGCCACGGCGCCGAACCGCGTTGCGCCGGCCATGATGGTGTCGATCGGCTGATCGGCTGCCTGGCCCACGCTGTTCTCGTTGAACTTGGTCAGCGCCACCGCGGCTACTCCCGTGCCCAGCTTGCTGGTGATGGTCTGCAGCGGTTCGTCCAGGCTCTGCCCGCGGAACTGGTCGTAGGCATGATTGGTTTTGACCAGGAACGCATCGTCCCCGGCGCCGATCACGAACTTCTGGATGCCCTTGAAGATCCGGGCCATGGTCTTCTCGGCCAGCGGCTTGCGGTCCGGGTCGAAGATCGACCGGCACTGCAGCGACCAGTCCAGGTTCTCGCCCGCCGTCTTCCACGGCTGCAGCTTGCCCGGGTTGGCCTTGAGGAACTTCTTGTCAGCGTGCGTAGGCTCCGGCCAGATGATCGGCAGCCCGTCCTTGCGGGCCATCAGGAAGAATCGATTGCGGGTGGTAGGGTCGCCATAGTCGCAGGCGTTGAGGCCCTTCTCGCGCCACTCCACGACGTAGCCGGCGGCTCGCAGCTGCTTGACGAACTGCTTGAACGTCTTGCCCGCGCGCTTCTTGTCCGGAACCAGGGCCTGCTCCCAGTACGGGACCTGCTCGCCTGGCTCGCTGACCACCTCGTTCATGACGGGGTTGCCTGCCTTGTCCTTTTTCTTTTCGTCCGGTACCAACTTGATCACCCGCTTGGTCGCCTTGCAGCGCTTAGCGATCAGCGGGCCCCAGCTGGTGAATTCCTTGACGTTCTCCATGAACACCATGGCCATGTCGGACTGGCCGACCCACTTCTTCACGATCCAGGCCAGGCCTCGAATGGCCTTCTTCACTGGCTTGCCGCCTTTGGCGACGGAGAAGTGCGTGCAGTCAGGGCTGAACCAGCCCATAAGGGCTGACCTGCGGCCGGTGGCCTTCCGGATGTTGATTTCCCACACCGACTCGTTGAAATGCTTGGTGGTGGGGTGGTTCTTCTCGTGCATCATCAGCGCTTCTGCGTTGTGATTCACGGCGATGTCAGGGGAGAAGCCGTTGGCTTGGGCGATACCGGTGGAGGCGCCGCCGCCCCCGGCAAAGTTATCGACGACCAATCCTCCGATCCAGCGATACCCGGCGGGCACCGGGTATGAGTTGATGTCCCGCATCAAAAAATCCTTAGGAGCCAATGGGCTTCCTTGTCGTGTTAAAGACCTGAGTCCGTCAACCAGCCGACTACAACTTTCCGGACGGCTTCTTTTGTGGGCAAATCGGAAATCAGCATTTCCACCAGTCGGTCAGCGAGCGACCCTTCGCTGGCGTCTACCAGCCTTTCGTACCAGACAACGCCATCGAACTCGTCCGGGCTTTCACGGTGCAGGATCGCCACGGCGTTCAGCGCCCGGAGAGCCGCTGTATAGAAGTCGCCTACATCTGCTACCTGTATTCGGCTTACCTCGCCCTCCGGTAACCGGGACGCAAGGTCGTTTGCCACCATCATGGCGCCGATTAAACATACTTTGTCGCTGTCGTCGGGCTTGTTCTGGTCAAGGATCATGCTTCACCTCGTTGTTTCAGGCACGCAGATTCCTCGCCAACTGGCGAAGTATCTGTGGTTTTGGGTTGAATTGCTAGGGTTTATTCGTCGTCGCGCTCGGTCACCTGGAAGTACCCGCAGGCGTTACCGTTGATGTCGAACAGGAGGTTGGTGCCTCCGGTGTAGTGCTGTTGTTCGATGCGATCAGTCATCCCACGCAGGATCCTGGCCACCTCTGCGGCAGGGTCCTCGTCGAACGCACTGTTATCAGTGTTCAGGTTTACTTCTATTCGCAGTTTCATGACTCACCCCAGCCGATTCGACGGCCACATTGATTTATGTGAAGGGCCCTGGACCTCTACCCAAATGAACTCCTCACCCTGCATGGTTTTGGAGATGTTCTTGGTGGCCTTGCAGCAGTGGGTCACCTTGCCCCTGAACTGCGGGTCGCCTCGGTCCGGCGGGCAGACTACGACGTCACCCTTCTCCAACTGCAGTGCTCGTTCAATTTTCACAGGAGCCTCCTCAGCGTCTCGATCGCTTTGCGTCCGGCTTTCGATGCACAGCCGGCGGAGTGGGACAGGCTGAGCTGTATGCGCGCACCAGGCGGGCCCCAGCTCCAGGCTTCCTTGATGTGAAGCGCTGACGCGATCACCTTCGGCAACGCCCAGTCACCCATCTCGCGCTGGTTGCGCAGTTCGTCCAGCAGCGCGGGCTGCTCCTCGATCAGCCTTTCCAGGTTGGCCAGCTGAGCTTTGGTCGAAGAGTCGATTAGCTGCACCACCATCAGGCGGACTTCCTCGAGCTTTTGTTCACGGGTCATTTGTAGAACCTCGCCTTGGGGAATTTTTCCAGTACGGCCAGCCTGGCGTGGCGCCGGGTGATGCCGCGGACGAACATTTCGATGTGCACGACTTCATCGTCCACCTCGGCGTAATACCAGGCCCTGTACATCCAGCCGGTTCGTGCCGTTGCGCTGCCCCAGTACGTCCCGCTGAGGGCACAGTAGGCCCCGCACGGAGACATCTTCAGCAGGGTCAGGTGCAGCGTCCCGTCGAAGTCTGGCGGGGCTTCCAGCGTGTTGCGCTGGCCGATGGGGGCGCCGTGGCGGCACTCTCGCATGGTCAGCGCGGCCGGCAGTTTGGATTTGGGGTAGGCGAGGGTTGCGTTCATGTCAGCTCCGAGGTACGGGGGTCGGGTCTTTATCGGGCAGCGCGATCACTGCGTGGTTGTAGGTGGGGAAGCCGCAGATGACTGCGGCCTGTTCCAGGGACTTCTTGAAGTCAAGCTTCTGGCCGTTGTCGCGCGCTGCGCGGCGAAGGTTTTGGGCGACCTTGTCGACCCGGGCAAGCGATCTTGCGGGTTCAGTCATCGCCCTCTCCCAGCACGGTCATATCGTTCAAGGCGGTGAAGCTGTTCAACACCCGCTCACATTCACAGCAGTGCACCGTGATATCCAGGAGGCTGTTGTCATGGGCAGCGGACTCAATCTCTGCCCGCAAGGCTCCTCCGCATTCGCTGCACTGGGCATCCAGTTCGTTGATCATTTGGCAGCCCTCAATTCCTTCAACACCTTCGGGTTCATCTTCGCCGTCTCCTTGCGGAAGGCGTCGTACTCTTGGCTGGGCACTTCCCGCCACGGATAGCGGAACGTCTCCTCGCCGTCCACCGTGCGCACCAGGCGCCGGGTAGGATCTACGAAATAGCGCATAATCACTCCTCTGGATTTTCCGTAAGTTCTTCTTCCACAACAGAAAGTGTGTATTTTACTCGCTTGCCTCCAGCGATCGTGGCGTTGAAGGACCGGCTGTTACCTGGCGTGGCCATGAGGTGGTCGATGACCGCGATCATTACTTCGTTGGTCACGTCCTTGGTTTCCAGCGCCGAGTCCGTCGAGCGCTTGCCCATGCGGTACAGCTGGATGTTGTTGGACAGCGGGCTGCAGCTGACCTTGATCATGTCGAGTTGGGATTTGCTCACAGGACTTGCTCCATTCCCTCGAGGGATATCGCGGGGTTGATCTTGTCCAGGTGGAAACAGAACCGACCACCTTGGGTGGCTTTCCACACCTGGAAGGGTTTCTTCTGCTCCCGGCACCAGGCGATCAGGATCCAGATGGTGGAGCCGGCCGAGGAGTGGATCGACAGCCCGTGGTGGTTGACCTCGTCGATGATCCGGCGCGCGGTGGCGTTGGTGATCTCCCTCGGCTGGGTGCCTGGCAATATCTCGTGGGGCAGCGCCTTGGCCTTGATTCGCCCGTCCAGGCTGAACGGGCTGTACTCACGGAACTGGGCTTTCGGGACGCGGCTGATGACCGTCATGGTTTACCTCGCTTCAGGTTGTTTCGGGTGATGAGGCACTTGGCCCCGATCACAGTGTTGGCCGGGCGGCATTTGTCGCCTTCCCACAGCTGGACCTTGACCTCGGTCTTACCCGTGTCCCGGTTACAGCAGGTGTGGATGAACCCGCCCTTGTAGCCGAAGGTGTGGAAGGAGTCCTTGGTTTCCATCAGTCCTCTCCTTCAATCAAGAGGGTTACGCCGTGCCTGCTGCCCGCACGGAAGTCCAGGCACAGCTCGCAAGTGTCGCGACTGAACTCGTTGTAGCCGCGGCCTTCCTCGTCATTTTCGGTAGGTTCAACTCCTGTCACCCAGTGGCCCTTGCGGCCCTCCATCTCGAACTTCATTCGCTTCTTAACGTGCTCGTCCTCCGCCACGCTGGTATTGTCGTTGAAGCCGTTGGCCACCGTGATCAGGCAGTCCTCGCAGACGCTGAATTCAATCTTGTCGATGATGCTCACGAGAACACCTCCCCGACCACTACTCGGTCACCATCCCCCACCAGGTGGATAACCACCGCGTGAAACGCTGACTGGCCTGACAGTCCGTGCCATCCGGCCTTGGCCAGCTCGCCGTCCTCCTGGGTGCGCAGGAACTCAGCGCAGTTCCACGCCTGGCCCTTGTAGCGGAACCCGGTGAAGTCGGCTTGTTTGTCGTCGGTGTCGACGTAGTCCAGTTCAGCCTTCTCTGCGTCGGTCAGTTCGTACCAGTTCACGAGAAATCGGGGCTGCAGGTTGGTTTTGACGGTGGTGCCGTCAGACAATTGTTTGTTCGGCATAAGGGTGTCTCCTATGTTCTGCTTTGCCGTTTAACCGCTTCGATGCACGAGTCCGCCAGGTAGCAGACGCTGCCCAGGGCGGCGAGTATTTCCATCATCCTGCGTGAATCAAGGCGCAGGCCGTTGTAGGGGTTCTTCAAGCGCAGGTCGTCATTGGTGAGGACGATGTATCCTGGCACCCATGGGGTGTGATCTGGTCTAGCCATTGCTGCACGCTCCGTCGAGTCACAATCGGCGTTTTGAGTTTACGTTCACCCGTGGCCATGGCCCTGATGAACGTGCGACATTCGCCGCGGTCACCTTGGTACAGCTCAACCCAGGTGCCGTCGGCTTCCTTGCCCATCACACGGTGCTGCTTGTATTTCATGGCGTGCCCTCGAGCTCGGCGCGCAGCCTCTTGACCTCTTCGTCAATCTTCACCAGCAGGTCTCGCTCATTGGTGAAGGACTCCGGATAGGTCGCCTCTATAGCGCCCAGGTGGATGGCGAACATGTCGCTGAGTCGCGACAGGGTGCAGATGGCTTCGTCGGCCACGCGCTCGGCGTTGGCCAGTTGCTTGGCTTGTTTGCTCACGGTGCGGTGCGCTCCTACATAGGCTGGGCGGGGTTCAGAGGTGAATAGGGGCAGGTCCTGCAGATCGACTTTCTTGTTCATTGCGGCACCGCCGACCAAAAATCGTCCTGCAGTTTGGCAATCGTCTTGAACTGCTGGCGCCGATCGCGCAGCTGCTCCTGTACGGCGCCCTTCAGCGCCGAGCACACAGCCGGCGTGAACGACTGGCCCTTGATCTCTTTGATCAGCTCCAGGGCTTCCTTGTTTATCCGGTGAATCTCTTCGCGAGCCTCGTCGATTTTCCGCTCGGCCTGGTCCTTGGCGTCGAACTCGCGGTTGCGTTCCGCTTCCTTTTCAGCGTGCCAGTCAGCATCCCGGGCTGCCTGATTCTTGTCCGGACCAATGTCCGCCAGGTAGACCGTGGCGGTCTCGTAGTCGCTGTGGAAAGTGGCCGGCACGTACAGCTCCTCGCCGTTTCGCGCCGGGAGCTGCAGGACCGCGCCCTTGATGGTGTCAGCCTGGAAGTTGTCGGCGTACCAGCCGTTGTGCCGGATAGACGTGTCCACGTCCTGGGCCTCGCCCACTTCCCTCCAGCCCAGGTCTTGCAGGCTTTCGACGTAGAGGATCTTTGGATCCTTGGTGTCGCGGCAGATGGTCGACGGCGCCTTGGTGGTGCGAGTCATCCAGTGCTGCCACTGGGTGTAGTGGAGGTGATCCGGATGGCGAGCCACGTAGGATTGGGCCTGTGCCCGGTAATGGGCCAGCCGCTGTTTTGCAGTTTTCATGTGATGCTCCAGTTTTACGGTTTCAGGGAACTCAAGTGACAGGGCTCTGGATTCCAAAGCCCTGCCTTCAATTACCTGGTCAAGCCAGCCAGAAGATCAGGCCGGCGATGATCACCACCGCTGTGATGACCATGATCACCTGGGCGGCTTTTAGCGCTATGAGGATGATTCCCATGGCGATGAACAAGGCAGCGCACAGCTTGGCTGCCCGGACCATCAGCGAACGACCTTCACGGTGCTGTTGATGCCCTTGTCCACGGCGCGGCGAACCGTGGTGGTCTCGGCTTCATCCAGCCCGTTGAGGTAGGCGTTGTTGAAGACCACCTGGGCTCTCAGGCAGTACGTCTGCTGGTCGCTGATGGAGTTGGAGCGGCCCAGGCCGGACGTTTTGTCCTTGGGGATGCCGCACTCGGTGTACAGCGGATTGCCGTTGGCATCCTTGGCGTTGGCAAACGAATCATCGTTCACTTCACCTACCATGATCTGGCTACCGAAGTCGGACGTGATGTCAGCCGGCAGCATGCCGGCCCGGCCGATATAGAGCATGCCGGCGATGTCGACGCGCACCCCACTGTCCATGGTAAAGCCCTGGGCGACTGCTTCTGCCGCGCTGTACCAATCCTTGAACTCCACCGGCACGGCGCCTGCGTAGTCCTTGTCGGTTTTGATCCAGTTGTTGAGGGTCACACTGGCGCCGGAGCCTTTGACGGTTGCGAAAGCGAATTTCTTCGCCACGCTGTCGTCTTCCATATCGCCAAAGTCGTCCACCTCGCCGCCCTTCGGGTACAGCCAGTAGACCACCTCCTCGTGGGCGTTCACCGCCTTGAAGGAAGCCGGCATGGGCTGCGTGATCACCGCGTCGGACTGGATGATCGCGATGTCGCAGTCGCCCTGTTTCAGTTTCTTGGCGTTGTCGACGCTGCCACCGGTGTTGACCACCTTCAGCGTGTTGCCGATGTCGTTGGTGATCTTGCCGCCGATCGACGTGCCCAGGCCTTCGTAGAAGCCCCCGACACCTCCGGTGCAGAACTTCAGGTTGGT